ATAGGACAGCGGAGCAGTGCGTACAACGCCATAAGCGGCAGATTGTCCTGCCACCCAGCCTACTTTAAAAGAATAGAGATATGGTACATACAACTGAAAGCGGCTACGAAGCTAAGGAGCGTTTAGGTGGTATTGACATCTACGACGAACACGGAGACTACGTTTGTGGGCTTGAAGGTCTTACACTCGACCACTTCCGAGACGAGAACGACGAGATAGACGATGACCAGCTCGACGATGAAATTAAGACAACTCTGGAGACGCAGGAATTTCTGGACTATCAAGGTGCATATTGTTAAATAAGATAAAAAAGTAAACCAGAATTTGGTTTTTACGAAAAAAATCTGTATCTTTGCACCGCAATAACAATAAGTAGAACAATTTAAAACTTATGAGGGCTTATGAGAAAATTACTTTACTAAAACTTTAGCACTTATGAGTGGACAAAAGAGACTGGATAAGCTCACTCGCAACATTCGGGTGGTAGCTATGCCAAGCAAGGTCAGAGAGAACGAGGACGGAACTAAGACCCAGCTGTATAAAGTTCGTCCAATGCGTTGACCAAAAAAGGGAACAGGGGCAAGGCGCAGAGCCGCATGGCGCAATAAGCAGCCAGAGCCGCCTCCGAAGCCTCCCCCATCTTCCCAGATTCATTAACAATTAAAATGTAGAGAAATGAATAATAGTGAAAGACCCCCGCCCAATTAAGGGATATAAGAATTATTATTTATTATGTATTTTAATGCCGAAATATAAAACTTAGAGAATAATGAGACAGAGAGACCGACCCTATTAAGGGATAATATTTTACACTGATTTTATTATAGTTTATAAGAAATTTATTCGTATACGTGCCACCAGAGAGCCGCATAACTAAGACGTTTACAGGCTTTTCACGGGACAACTCAACATAGGCTGATGGGGCATGGTACGTATCTGACTTTACCGCTCACTATACATATAACCTTTCTTTTTGAGTGGTTTGGTTGCCCGAAGTCACTACGTCGATAATTATAGTAGCTATAAGGTGACCATTTCTAACGTGGGGTCTCCGCTTAGAGTTGGTAAGAGACGCTTAGGATTATATTGCATGGTAATATAGGTTTATGGGTTAAATAGACTGTTCCCATCCAGTACCTAAGTTGACGCTCCGATGGCTGGTTTGAATCCAGCAGACCCCCCTCTTTGCGTTGTGAAACGCTGTTGTTTTCCATAATGAATTGTTAGGTTGAGGTGGGGATGCTCCAGATGGGGTGTCCCCACATTGTTTTCTTAAAAAACGTTAAGGAATTTGGTTATATTCTGGAATATGTGTAACTTTGCACCATCAACAATTAAACAATAGGATTATGGTAATAGGATTTTTAAAGGTAGAGACCACCAGAAAGGTCTATGACAACAGCTTCTACGGACACTATGAGGTGAAAGATGTGTACACCCAGACGATTACAAACGAGGAATACAATAACCTCGTAAACCCCAAGAATGGATTAATCGTCGCCATTAAAGACAAGGATGCGAAAGAGGAAACAACGTTTACCTTTAGTAAGTATTTCTACACAGGAGAACTTCAAAACAAGGCTGACGAGGACACAGAGTTTTCAGCAACGTTTGCCTACAAGGGTCATGTGTACGAGATTACGGTAGATGCTTGTGGACAACTTATCTCTCTGGATATGTGGATTAACACTGGTGACTATGAGGATGGTACAGAGCCAGACGAGCACTACACCAAGAAAAGTAAAGGGATTAAATGGACACTAATGGAACTATAAGATTATGAAAAGGATTGCTATTATTGACCACCACGACCACGAACTGCTTATTGAGGACGTTAACGAACAGGAGCTGGAAGAAAAGTATGGTGGTGACGAACATGCGTACATCAATGACAACTACGCCTTCGAAGGTGACTACTCATGGGATTGGATTACTGACACCCAGTATTACCCAGAGGGTGACCCAGACCCAATCGAAGTAGAGTTCAAGGATTTGATTTAAAAAACGTTAAAAGGTTGGGGTATCTCTTGGATATTCCAATCTTTTTTGGTAACTTTGCCACGTCAAACAATTAAACAATAGAATTATGGAAAAAGAGATTATCGCTCTATTAGAGAGCAAAGGAATGACCAGAATGGGATTCGGTCACAATGTCGAAATCACATCAGAGTTCGATGAAGATGGTGATGAATACCCAAGAATTGTAAATGCAGTTGAGATTACTAATTCTGGGTTGATTGCCTACGATTCAAATGACGAGGATGAGAACGGAGAGTATGACCCTTGTTGGGAGGTATCTGAACTACCAGAGGATATACAAAAGGAAATCCTGTGGGCATTAAACACATTCCCTTGGGATGTCTGGAATTGGGAAACTTATAAATAGAATTATGGAAACAATAGTAATCAAAGGTGTCAAATGTTTGCTTCCTTGCAAGGTGTTATCACTTGGTCTGGATATGCAGTGTCATCATGTAGTTACACAGAGCGTTATTCTCTCTGTAAATGAAGCAGAAGATAAGGTTATCATTGAAAGTGAGGGGATTAAGATTCGTTTACGCATGAATGACTTAAATGACTTTTATCCAGATACTACGGAGAACTATAATATTCTGAAATCGCAATGTGATGAAGAATATAGTCAGTGGTATAATAGAATTGTGAATAATAATTAAAAAACAAGGCAATTTCTTTGTTATTCCAGATTTTTTGTGTAACTTTGCACCATATTTTACAACTTAATATTAATCAGTTATGGATAAGACAACAACAAACATGAAAATGAGTGACGCTCTGGAGTTTATCACAGAGTTCATCAAGAAACAAGTGAAAGATGACTTCCGCAAAGGTAATGGTCTCCAGATTGTTCTGGATGCTTACAACAGAATGCGAGAGGACGAACGTGGTGGCACTGACTACATCTTTAACATCAACAAGACAGAAGATTTGGCGTACCTTGTACAAAAAGGCATGATGTCAGCAAAGGCTATCGCTTTCGTGGTTAACACTCCCTTCCGTTACCCAGATGGATTGTTTATGTTCAACGGCAAGGCTGACGAGGGCATGATGCCAGTGGATAACATAGGGAATTTCCTGCTTAACAGCCTCGATACGCTCATTCCATACGTCCTGCTGTATGTTGACAGGGTAAAGGAATATCAAGACTTCTACAGCCGTTATTTCACGGATAAGGTCTGGCAGATGGATTTCTTTGAAAATTGAATGCTATGGGATTTGGATTATTTCTACTATTATCTCTGGGGGTCATGGTTGCCGATGTGGTGACTTCCCCAGAATTTAAAAAGAAACTTAAGAACGTTAAAGAATAAGAGTTATGAGAATATTTAGTTTATCATTCAGCTACAGCTACAGGGACGTTTTTCTCCCTTGCATTATCACAACTACAGATGCGGAGTTTCACCCCAGAAAGCGACATAAGCTAAAGGGATGGCAGAAAGCGAAAAAAAATCGTTAAAAACTTGTTTTTCTGGAAAAAAATTTATATCTTTGCACAAAAATAGCAATAAGCAATATTTATATTACAACTATGGCACAGAGAGTTAACGCAATAAACAAGGCTTTTGAAAACTGCACCTTTATCAACAAGGATAAAGCCTGCGACATTATAACAGAGAGGATTGCAGACTACGAGGTTTTCACAGAGAAGCCAGAAGCAATAAAGATGGAGCATATCGACGAGACACATGACCGATTATGCTTAGCATTCAGTAACGGAGAACTGGATGGTATTGTGACGTGGGGTAAAACCCAGAACGGATTGCATCACGTCTTTAAGAAATTTGAGGCGAAATAAGTAATATTTATTTGTCATAAAAAGTAACCATCCAGAATCTGTGAAGACAATGGATGGTTTTTTATTGTTTCACGTGAAACATGCGTCGGTGGTGGAATGGTGTACACATCAGACTTAAAATCTGACAGATGCCGTCAAAAGCGTCTTGCGGGTTCGACCCCCGCCCGACGTACTAAAAAATGTTAAAAGATTGAGAGAACTTATGGTTTTCTCAATTTTTTTGTGTAACTTTGCACCATGTTAAACAACTTAATTTTTTTCAATTATGGGACAATATTATAAACCAACCTTTTTAAAGGAGAACTGGAAGAGAGTAAAGAAGCCAGTTGCTTATTCGATTCGCTCTTATGATTATGGAGCATTTTGCGGTCAGAAACTCACTGAACATTCATGGTGCGGTAATAAATTTGTTGCTGCTGCCTGCTGGCTGTTGGCAAACGAATACTACGGAAAACCCTTTGTGTGGCTTGGTGACTATGCAGACCCAAAGGTAACAAAGGCTTATCCAGCCGATGAAAATGATGAGGGAACTTGCAATCTCTATCCTATGGCACGAGAGATTGCGGAGAGTAAGAAGGCTAAAGACTTCGCTCTGGCATTCGCTCGTGAATATGGCGACGATGCACCCTACTATGCCTACGCTATCAACTTCACCAAGAAGGAATACGTAAAGATTAAAAAGTATAACAAAAAAGAATGGCGAACGCATCCCCTTCCAATCCTGTGCTGCGATGGTAATGGTGAAGGTGGTGGTGACTACGTTGTAAAAAGAGACAACTACGACTGGCAGAAGGATAAGCGTATCGGTTCATGGGCTTACGACCGCATCGGAGTTACCAACTCCAAGAATGCCATCAAGGGCATGAAAGAAATTGATGGGTATTTCATTCCTGCTATTTAATAAATAATGTTAAGAAATCGGGTGAACATTTGGTTTTCCCGATTTTTTTGTGTAACTTTGCCATGTCAATTTAAACAATAAAGATATGAAAAGGTATAAAGTAAGAATTACGGACAGGAACGGCTTCTACAAGGAGTTCGATGATGGAAGTTGCATTGGTGGACACTATGGCGAGCCTATTGTGGTTACTATGTGTCTCAATGAAGCGGAGTTTAAGGCTCTTACAATGTTTATGGGGCAGGTGAGTGATTTACGTCACGATGTTGCCGTATTTAATCTATCTCAATGCTGCGTGCTGACCCCTTGGCATAAGAGAGTGATGTGTAAGTATTTCAAGGCTTTCACAGAGCAAGTGACAATAGAGTTTTTATTTAAGTAAAACAATATCATTATGGAAAGAGAAGAGATTTTAAAGGAGATTCGCAACATCGTAGGAGGTAAGACCTTCACGTTCTCCGAAGATTATTTGAACAAGGCAGGTCACGCTTGCCATTGTGTAGGGCAGGAAAGACCTTATAGTTCTATCACTAAGAAATATTTATTTGTATCATGCTTTGCGGTCTATAAGTATGACGAAAATGCTGAGGAATATGGCACATCTATCCAGAAGTTCCCTATCGTTTATAACAGGATGACAGGTAGCTTTGTTAAGAAGGTTGCGCTTGACGATATGTTTACAAAGGACTTGCAGAAGGTTCTGGATGACGTTAAGTATTACCTTTGGTGGGAGGCAGAAGTGAGACTGCCCAAACTCCAGATACAACTCGACGAGGCTAAGAAATATGCCAATATGTTCTATAAGATGAAGGAGCGTATTGAAAACGATTCTAAGGAGTAAACCTTTTAAAATCAGTGCGTTGGACATTGGGGAGTGTTCAATGCACTTTTTTTATTAGGAAAAAATTTGGTTATTTCGAAAATTTTCTGTAACTTTGCCAACGATAAACAATAAGTATAATTAAATAATAAAGTAATATGAGTAGTCAATTTGGAAACCATGCTTATGAAAGCCCACAAGAAAAGTGGTTAGATGAGCAGTATGCATGTGAGAGAGCACAGGGTATCTATCGTAGTGGATATAATTCGCAGATAGACCATTAGTAAGTATAATTAAATAATAGTATTATGGATATTAAAGAAGTAAGGAGACAATTAATTGATGGTTTGGAGAGTTGCTACACTCCAGAGAAAATTGAAATCATTGATAAAAGGTTGGGTGAGATTGCTAAGGAAAATGGTCTTACCAATGATGAACTAAACGAATATTGCTGGGCTAATTCAAGTGAAATGTTTGCTTGCATATTCGACTATAAGGAGTTTGATAAAAACAACTTTGAAGTAGATTAATTAAATAACATTAGATATATGAAGAATACTAAGATTTACGAAGGCTACAAGCGGAGTGCAGACTTCCTGCTGAACTTCCAGATGTGCCGTGCCTATCTTGGCGAGAATTGTGGTGTAGCACGCATTGTTGAAATTATCCTTCTGGGCAAGTTCGGTAGTGAATTTGACTTGAACGACCCTAAGAGTTACAAGCGTTTTTCCGAGGCTATCAGAGACTCACAAGGCAAGCGTAATGCCATTATCGAATTTAAGCATTTCGACTTCAAGGAGAGTGTTGAGGACATTTTATCCAAGTTCGTGGAAAGCAAGTTCGATAAGATGGTAGCTGCCATAAAGGTAAATCTGGGGAACTATCCGCTTAAGTTCCGTGACATTGTGGAGCGATATTCTTAAAAAACGTTAAGGAATTTGGTTATTTCCTGGGTTTTGTGTAACTTTGCACCACCAAACAACAAGGGAGAAAGAAGGTTCGAGTCCTCGCTCCCTTTCAAATATTAACAAACAATTTAATTTAAAAGATTATGGAAAAGAAAGTTTACGAAATTAAGACTAACAAGGGTAAGAAGACCCAGTATGTTAGATGTGAGCCGACCAGTAACGAGAATATCGTTAAGATGGCTAAAGAGACAAACATGCTCGTTTCAAAGAAGGAAGTAGCATCGGCAGTGGTTACGGAAGTTAAAGACCCTTCTAAACTCAATCCAGACCATATCTGGGATATTTACCCAAAGATGGCAGTCCTGTGCTTCGAGGACGAAGAGGGCGATAAACAGACAGTCTGCATCGTTCGTGACCAGCAGTTTGGAACTGATGACCTTCGCAAAGAGCTATACGAGATTCTGGCAGAGCGGTTAGCACTGGCAGAAGAAGACGATGAAGATGCTGAGGTTCTGGCTGACTTCAACACTATGATTGATAGCTTGACTATGGGTGTTTGTGGGAACTGGCTCGACTACGAGGTCTACTATGAGCATCTGGATTTGATATAACGCTTCTTTCCATATCTAATATTTAGTTGTTGACGCTGGGCTGTGGCTTGCTAGGCAGGTTGCAGCCCTTTTATTTTCTTAAAAAATATTAAAGGATTTGGTTATTACATGGAAAATGTGTAACTTTGCAGCGTCAATAAAACAATAAAGTTATGGAATATAGTTTAATCATTGAAAAGAAAAATGCTGACCCAGAGTATAAGAATGGGTTGAAGCAATGGAGAGACGTTACGGCTATTCTTAGGAATGGGCTTGACCAGTGGACTATTAGCGTGCATATATATAAGTATAGCAGTGATAACCGCTTACTTGGAGAGAAGCACGTCACTATGGGTAATCTCTGGGATATGACAAATTCACTGACCGATAAGGTCTTATTATAAACAACTAACAATTATAAGATTATGGGAAATAAGTTAATTGCAAGGTATCGTCTGGCTAACAAACTATTGAAGGTTTACCAGCACGAAGGTAAGGCAGGCATTTGGCTGCGTGGTGTTATGTATGAAGATAAGTGGGATGTCACAACTTCACCAAACAGGCACAGACTCGTTAAGGTTGAGGCTGTTAACTTCGATAATGGTACAGAGAATGATGTACGTCGGCATTTTAAAATGATGTGCGCTCGCCCTGTTACGTCTGATGGTTATATCGACGTCAATCACAGGGTTATCTGGACTAACGACAACTACGACGAGTGGGAAGCATGTATGCTTATCGACTATCCAGACGAGGAAACAAGGGAAGAAGAAGGTATCACTATTGACTACGAACGTTATCACGAAGATTGTGACCTGTGTCTTGATGACGAAAGGGCTAATCTGGATATTGAAGTAGATGGCTGTATCGTGGCTTTCGTTGACCTTGGACTCTGGGATGGCAGACATAATGGTGGTGGTATTATCGGCACTAACGTTAAACAAATTCTGCGTTCTGATTGTGAATATCTGGATTGGTATTGTGACCAGCATAACGTCCGCTGTAGGGCTTCGCATCACGACGGCACTAACTACTACCTTTACAGGGTTGCAAAGAGCCGTGAGCAGGCTGAAAACCTTATTAATGCCATTGCCTACAAGGGTATGACAGAAGAGCAGTTTAGAAAGGCAACCAGAAGCCTACGCCCCTACGTGGCAAAGGTGTATGGATGGTAAGGCTGTAAGTATCCATAATTATAAAAATTGTTAAAAAGTCGAGGAGACCTTTGGTTTTCTCGATTTTTTTGTGTAACTTTGCCGTGTCAAACAATTAAATATTAAGTATTATGGAATTACAAAATTTTGAAAACGTGCTTACTGATGGCACAAAGGTGGTTACTCTGGGGATTACAAAAGACCAGAATGACATTGTATTAAAGATGTTGGAAACTGATTCTGATTCGTTCGGCAATTATTCTCTGGAAGAACCAGACCCAGAAATGGTGGACGTCTGGATTTCGGATGCTTTTAGTGAAGGTAACGAAGATTACGCACAAGCATTGCAGGATGGGTTAGCAAAAGGTGCTGACATCTATACTCTGGAAGATAGTATAGGTGCTTTTCACCAGACATTAGGAGAGGTAATAGTATATTAAACAACTTAACAATTTTACAACTATGAGTAAATTAGATGGAATAACAAAGAGCAGAAGCAAGTCCGAGAGCTACAAGGGCTTTGCAATCATTAGAGTGTTGGCAGTTCACCATTGGTGGAATAACTTCAATAAGCGTTACGAAATGAGCAGGCAGTACGAGACTAAGAGAGAGGTCTATTACGAGTTCTGCAAGGAGGGTGAGGAAACCAGACCTTCACAGGCTTATGGCGTGACGAAAAAGACAAAGGACGAGCTAAAGGAGTGCATCGACAACATGATTTCTGGCAAGGAGATTTATTTCACCGAAGCCGAGCGAGAAAAGTATGTGTACAAACCTAACCACAAATGCAAGTGGGCGTATGGTTACAAGTCACTTATGCAGATTCTAAAGGAGCATAAGAAGGCTGACAAACGTATGAAAATCCTGTTGGAAGATAGGCTTGATGATGCAAACTTCCACTACGAGGCAGGGGAACTTGCAGATGAACACTATGAGGCACTGGAAGATTACATAGCCAGAACCTATCAATTCCGAGAGAAGTTTGAAGTCTATACATCTACGATGCACAAACGTATTGATAACCCAGAAGGTCTTGTAGATGGACTTAAAAAAGTACTGGAGGACTATTTGCGCAAGGTAGGCGTTAAGGACACGTCAGTAAATGTGAAATTTGTTAAAGAATGGTAAAAGATTGGGGCAAGGTTTGGTTAATTCAGATATTTTCCGTAACTTTGCCCCATCAAACAATTAATAAAACATTTAGATATGAGTAAGACAGCAAGAGTCCTTTATTATGTGGACATGGATGATAGCCACAAGTCAGCATTTCTGGTGGTGGATAGCTCACAGGATTTGCGAGACAGCAAGGTGGTTGAAAAGATTAGAGACGAGTTAGAGGTATGCGGCTTTGGCAGAAAGGGTGTGTGTGGCTCTGTTGCATGGGAGCTGGCTCACAATGAGGTTGCCGAGCTGGAGTGTCAGATGGGTAGATACCAGTTTGGCATTGAAGACGTGCCTGTAATGCCCTTGATTGGTTAGGACTTGAATAAGTACAAGAGAGCTATAAAAAGAACACAGGTATGAAGATACGTATATTACACGCCTCCGTTAATCCAGAGAAATACGACGTGAAGAAACTGGCTTCAATGGGCTTTGGAGAGGCACAGGAGTTTTTCGAGGATGACCCCATAGGTTGCTGTAACTGGGGTGTTGATGATGTTGACCCGACGGTATTCAACTGCAAGCATTATTCTCCAGACGGAGCTACAGGAGGCGACGGAAGTGATGCCCTGTTTGTCTGGTTTAAACTTGTTCCTTGGCAGTAAATATTATATATAAACTATAAAAGCATAACATTATGAACAAGACATTAGCAAGAATGCGTGGCATAGCTCACGCCCAGAACTCCATCCGAAAGAGTCTTAAGGAACAGGAGGAAAAGAACAAGTCACTTAGAGAACAGATTACGCCCATCTGGGATGACAAGTCAAAGGATTCTGTAGTAGCTGAGCTATCAGTCTCCCTGTCTCTGGGACGTGCTCGTGTTCGTGCGGCACAGGTAGCCCTGCACGAGCTAAAGAAGTCATTCCGCAACTACAACAAGCGGTACGACAGAGCACAGCGACATGCAGCTCATTAAAAAATGTTAAAAAGTTGGGGTAACTCATGGTTATTCCAACTTTTTTGTGTAACTTTGCAGCGTCAATTTAAATTATATGTATTATGGAAAGAACATTTGAAATTATCCCCAACTACATCGACACCATTATAGTGTACGATACGCCTGCTAACCGCAAGGCATTGAGAAAACTGGAGCACCCATTTAACAAACTCCACGAGTTCGACGAAAACGGAGAGTGTGAAATTGAAATGGAGTTCTACGATGGACTGGCTATAGCTACAGATGGTAGCGGTCTGTTTATGACTTACTCTAAGATGGAGTGTATCAAGGAATGCACGAGGAAACAGAATGCCATCTGTGACTACACTGGCATTGATGACGGGATTAACCAGTATGACGTTTGTCTCAAATATGGTAAACTGGATTGCGACCCAAAGAATAATGCGTATGTAAAATCAACTGGAGACAACGCCTTCAAACTGGCTGAAACCTTTATCCTGCTTGCTGCCGATATATACAAACAGATATACAATATGTCGGGAGTCTATGGCTACGACACCGCTGTAGAACTTGTACGCAGCGCAGCACTACGCTTCGAGGCTGAACTGGACTGGCAAGGTGCTTCGGAAGAGCGTGACTACATACTGGAAATGGAAAAGTTCGAAGAAAAAGAACTGGAGAGTCTTCGTGCTATCTACGATACGGATAGTGATAAGAACTTGCAACGTCATAGTATCAGCAAGACAAGACCACATTAATTGTTAATAAACTATAAAAGATTGGAGTAATACGTGGTTATTCCAATCTTTTTCCGTAACTTTGCCCCATCAAACAATTAAATAACGAATTATATGGAAAAGATTGCAAAATTACGCAAGCAGGTTAAGACCTATGCAACGAAGTACCACAACATGACCGCAATGACAGGTTATGGCAAGAAGATTGAAATGCTCTATGATGGCGAGGTGATTGGCACTTACGAGTTATGGAGTATGTACGAGCCAGATTGCAAGACCCCAGAGGAATGGCTTAATAGCAACATCTGTTTCGAGATTAGTTTGAAACATCGTGATATTGAAAAGGTTACTCTACGGATGATATAAGACGATTTCTTTTCTTTGCTCATATCTTATAAGTTGATGCAGGGTGTTGACAATTCGGTCAGCACCCTTAATTTTTTTTAACACTAATTATTTGGCTATTTCATGGTTTTTGTGTAACTTTGCAGCGTCTAAACAATTATTAGTTATGGAGAAACAAGTCATTAAAAAAGGTACGAAGGTTGAATATCGCTTACCCAACGATAAAGAAACCAATGTAGCAGTGGTTGTAGCCATTGAGGAATGCGAGTGTGGCGAAAAGTATGGTGAACCCATCGACGAAGTAAACTTCGATGATAGGGCTGGAGATTTCGGGCATGGTGTTGAATACACTTTCAGCCTTGATAATCATAAGTGGTGTTACGGCTATCAGATTGTAAACATTATTAACAACTAAACAAATAAATGTACTTAAATCAGTACAAGTAGGTTATTTAATACGCAATCATTATGGGAGTATCAGAGATTTACCAAGAGATTATGACCAAGTACCCAAACTTGGTTGAAAAACTTCTTGACAAGAGCAGTCTGGAGAGTGATAGTGAACGCCAGACCATTTACGGAGATTTGATGGATTGGTTACGTGATTACTACACGATTATACCATTAGCTGACAGGGAACAGGTTGCAAGGTTGTTGCTGGGCAGCTATGTTATAAGTCATCCATATTGCCTTCAGAAAACGTACATCGTCTTACAAGAGAGTAACGTGGACGGAGAGATTATTATCAACGCTGTACCATGCGCTACTCTGGAGGCTGCAAGAAAGGTATTACAGAACGAAAAGAACACTATCCTGCAAGATTCCCCTCACTACGACCACTACACTCCAGAAGAGTTGGAAGAAGAGTTCGAGATTGAAGAGGACGATGACCGCTGGTATATCAACGACCCCAGCGATGACTACTATGAGGACATTAAGATTATCGAGAAGGTGATTGTCGTGCGCTAATAATATATACACTATATATGAACGATAACAGGTTTTACGACAGGCTTACAGGGAGAAGGATTGCACCCTACCCCAGCATGATGCCACGCAGGAGCATGAGAGAGGTAAAGGCTGACTTTAATAAGAACTTGCAACGCCATAGTATCAGCAAGATAAGACCTCACTGATTGTTAATAAACTATAAAAGATTGGAGTAATACGTGGTTATTCCAATCTTTTTTTGTAACTTTGCAGCATCAAACCAATTAAATAACAACATTATGGAAAAGTTTATCGACATTAACAAAATGGTTTTCAGCAACACACCTGCCGAGAACATCTTACACTACATCAAGACTGCATCACCGCAGGAGATTCGTAAAACCACACCTGCAACTATCCTTCGCATCATTAGTGAGTGCAAGAATGATGATGGTGATTTTTGGATTGATTCTGACCGCAGGGCAGGAAACAATTGGGATAGCACCATCGAGCACTTGTATATCTATGGTAATAGACCAATGCTGATGTTCTATGTGCAGGGTGACAAAACTGATACATCTACAAGTGTCAGCTATACTGAATTTAATTCCTGCAATGGGTATCGTGGTTCTTGCAGGTTGGGTAGCTTTAGATATGATGCTGACGAGGTGGCAGACGTTATTCGCTGCATCCTTGCAGAGTATGTGTATTACACCTACATTGAGAAAGCAGATAGGGAGCAGGCACAACGTATAGCAAAGTTACTGAACTACAAGGTAGTAAACCCAGTGTGTGACTATTTCTATAAGGAGTTAAGGCTTAGTAACCTGCCTTTCTCTTATGCCACTACGACACCGAGATACAAACAATACTGCAATGGCAAGGAAGCTATTGAAAACTATGCTAAGGAGCACGTCAATGACTTGGAAGGCAAGACCGAAGAGGAACTTATTACCATATACAAGAAGGTGTTTAGGGAAGGAATGTGATTTTCGTTTTTCATATTTGGTGGCTGGCTCTATGCGAATAGGGTCAGTCATTTTTATTAAATAATATTAAATAATTTGGATATATGCTGGATAATGTGTAACTTTGCACTATCAATTTAACAAACATGAGTTATGGATAAGAGCAAGGTTAGATACATCGTAGTGGTGTTCATTGATGGTGTTGGATGCACCCTGCAAGAAGGTAACGTCTTAGCATGGTTCTTTAGACGTTATCCGAAGTGCTACCAATACTTCGAGAGCGCAAGAAAGAAAGCGAATAGGTTACTCTACCAATACGTGTGCGAAAAGGTATGCGTGTTCAAGGTGGAACTTGAAGAAAGATTATCCTGCGACCAATACGACAAGTGGTGCGAGGACGAGAACAGAAATATGTGGGATTCATCTAAATTGTTTAACAATATTGATATAAGGTCATGAAGAAGTATAAGTATATTAACGGAATCAAGCACAAGGCAATAGGCTACGCCTACGATGGTAAACCGATTGGCTGGATTGCTTGTGGTAAGAACGATTAAAAACATATAAGGTTATGAGAGCAAGGCAATCATTTACAACAGAGGGCAAGCGAATTTCTTTCAGTGTTGATAACAACTATTACGTTATCGGAGAGGACAAGAAAAAGGTCTTTAGTGGCTCTTTTAATGCTTGCAAGTATGCAGTAGCCTACACAGAGGTTAAAGTGGATTGTGGGGAAAAATATGAGAATAGATTTGGTGTCCCTGCATCCATCCGCTATAACAATGGCTTGGTAGGTTATCAGAACATTACCTATTTCAACGATAGGACAGAAGCAATGGAGGACTTTAAGGGCAGACAGAAGTTAACCCCGAAGTTTATGGGAGGTAATTACACGGATGTATTTTTTATTGAAAATAATTAAAATTATGGCAAACGTTATTAGAGTAGGATTAGGGCAAACAAAAAGCGGTAAGATTCTGGATAGAGAAACGCAGTGGTTTAATGCTGATTCCCAGAAGTCATTACTTATGGCTCTGGAGAGATTCCACGAAACCCATAAGCCATTGTTTATCTCCAGAGGTAACAAGGCTTACGAAGAGTTAAGTTTACAAGAGTTATTAGACATGATAGCAGAGAGTTAAGACTATGGCAAGAAAGATTGTAAAGAAGACCAACATATATTCGGTAGATTGGTGGCGAGGTGATTGGAATTATCGCACGACTACTGGCTGCGATTGGGAAGCGGTAAAAGAATGCAAGAGGGCAGCCAAACTAATGGGTGAGAAAGTTACCTACGAAAAGACTGATGTAAAGGAAGATGTTTACTACATCGACACTCATCGTGGTGGTTCACCGAGATTTATGGCACGTTAAGTTACTTTCTACAACTCCAAATGTGAGAAGAAATACGATAAGGTGTACCCTGCATAATATATAATAAATGTTAAGGGATTTGGTTATTACATGGAAAATGTGTAACTTTGCACCGACTTAAAAAAGTACATAAAGGTACATAGGCATAACACATTATATTTTGTTTTGGATTAGTTAATCAATAACTTATCAGTCTGCGAAGATAGATAAGTTTTTATAAAGGACTTAAAAAAGTACATTACAACATATATAGGAAGATACAACTCGATTTGCTCATAATAATATTCAAAAGGTTTTTAGTTATTCATGTTTTTCATGGTTTTAGGTTTTATCCTGCTGGTCTGAGAAGATAAGCAGGATTTTTCTTTATGTGTGTACGTGTCTCAATTGTCTCACGTGTTTCACGTGAAACATAATACGTAATGTGTATGCGGGTGGTGCACCCTCCAGGAGCAGCCCAGGCGTGCCTCCCTACACAACACGAGCACGAAGGCAGGTAAGTGTGCTGGCAACACGAGCACACGAGAGTCAGCACAAGGTATCGTGACGTGCTGGATAATGTGTCGCCAGCATAACCTCAGCTACGCACCCACACGCTATAATATATATTAATCTATATATAGGCGAACCAGTGTACCAGCTGGGTAGTACACCAGCACACCCAGCCTGCATCCTGCCAGCCTGCGGTTTGTAAAAACTTTTCATGCCCTATATAGTATATGCTGGCAGTTGTAAAGAAATCGGAAAACCCAGCCAGCATCCATCCAGCAAGCCAAATGTAAACGATTTGAAACAAATCTTAATTTTTCATAAATTCTTTGGCTGGTTGCCAAAAAATGCCTAACTTTGCAGCCGAAATCGTTTAATATTAATTTAATTTATTATGAGCAAAATGAATTTTTCAAAGTTTCAGATGGCTATCTTCAATGAAGTAGCAAACGGACAAGGCAATTTAGCTATTAATGCGGTTGCTGGTAGCGGTAAGACCACTACGATTGTGGAATGCTGCAAGTTGTTACGTCTTAACAAGTTTGACGTAAAGTTTTTGGCTTTTAATAAAGCTATCGTACAAGAACTTGAAATGAAAATCGGTAACTATGCCGACGTTTCCACCCTGCATTCTTTTGGCTTTGCAGTGCTCCGCAAGGTTAACTCTAAGGTTAAGATTAATAATCGTAAATATATTAATTTTATACGTGAAAAGGTTGATAGGAATGACAAGAACTTTGTCGCCATCGTGAATAACACTAACAAGCTATTTAACCTTTGCAGGGTTAATTTGGTTCAGTCTGGTGACATGAGTTCAATTAATGCTATATGCGACGAACATCAGATAGTAACTATGGGTAACGAAATGACCATCGTTAATGCCCTGCTGAAAGATTGCTATCAGCTGGATAATGTGCCAGCACCCGAAATTGATTTTACCGATATGCTGGTTTTACCCTTGACCTATAAGTGTTATATCCCTTCCTACAAGTTCGTGTTTATTGACGAATGCCAAGACCTTAACTGCGCCCAGCGTGAACTGATGCTATATGCTGCAAGAAGAGGACGTTTTGTTGCCGTTGGCGACCGCAACCAAGCTATTAACGGCTTTGCTGGTGCTGACTGCAATAGTTTCGATAAGATTGCAACCCTGCCTAATACCAAAGAATTGCCACTTAGCGTTAACTATCGTTGTGGTCGTGCTATGATTGAACTTGCCCAGCAAATCGTTCCTGCAATACAAGCACATAATGGTGCTATCGAAGGTGACGTTAATCGTGTGACTGAAATCACTTTAGGACTATTCCAGCCTAATGATATGGTGCTTTGCCGCACCACTGCTCCGTTGGTCTCTATGTGTTTCAAACTGATACAAGCTGGTGTAACCGCTATCGTTAAAGGTCGTGATATTGCAGAAGGTTTGATTAACCTTATCGACAAGTCGGAGGCTAAGACTATGAAGGGTTTCGAAAGTTACGTAGAGATTGAGAAACAAAAGCTGGTTAAGGACATCTGCAAGAAGGAAAATTGCACTGCCGAAGAAGCGGAGGAAACAGGTCGCTATATAGCCTATATGGATAGAGTTAATTGTATCTTCGCCATCGGTGAAAATGTTTCCAAGTTGGAAAGTGTTAAAGACTATATTAATAAGATTTTCAGTGACGAAAATATCGTGAATGCCGTTACGCTTTCAACCGCCCACAAGTCTAAGGGTTTGGAAAGTAATCGTGTCGTTATCCTGCTGCCTAACAAGTTGCCGTTGACATGGAAAAATCAGCTTGATTGGCAATACCAACAAGAGCGCAACCTGCAATATGTAGCCTATACAAGAGCCAAGAAAGAACTGGTTTTTGTTGACGTTGAACAAAAAGACCTATTCAAACTTAAATTCGACAACAAGTAACACCCAGCATCCCAGCACGAAAGACCTACCCTAATAAGGTGGGTCTTTTTACGTTTAAGCCTATTTCCTGCCCTTCTAAGGACGTTTTACCCAGCATACCCTATAACTATACCCCCAGCACTAAAACAAGCCAGCACAAGCCACTTTTAACCTGCACATGATTTTTTATTTACAATCTATCTGCCTATATAGTATATCCCAGCCGTAGCTTTCCGATTTTTTTACAAACACACTTTTTTCATAAAAAACGTTAAAATCTTTGGTAGTATGAAATATTATTATTACCTTTGCCAGCGAAAACCGATGCACTCCGCAAAGGTAGTAACTTTTAATACAACATTATTATGAGACAAATTAGAATTGAAAAAACGTCGGTAGAGCGCACCCCCGAATTAGCCGCCTACCTTGCAACAATCGCTAACTTTCCTATTCTGACTATTGAGCAGGAAATTGACCTTGCACTTGCAGCGCAGGATGGAAACAAGCAGGCTAAGGATATGCTGGTTAATTGCAACCTTCGCTTTGTTGTATCAATCGCCAAGCAGTACAATTATTGTCGTGGCTCACTCACTATCTTAGACCTTGTTAATGAGGGCAATCTCGGACTGATTGCAGCCGTTGACACCTTCGACACCACTAAGGGTTTTAAGTTCATTAGTCATGCGGTATTCAGCATCCGCAAGTATATCATGTTGGCTATCACTCACACATCACGCATCGTCGCTGACTATCACCCTACATCTGCCAACACCCACACATCACTTGATGCTCCAGCCTACGACGATTCAGACACAACCCTTGCAGACGTTTATTGTCAGCATTTCGATAAGGAGTCAGATGCAAGCCTATTGACTGACATCCTGCGTGCCATGCGTGCAATACTCAATCAAAGGGAAATAATCATCGTGCGCAACCTATTCGGCATTGAGACCATGCCAGTATCTAAGTTCATTATTGCGGAACGTCTCGGACTTACTGAGGAACGTGTACGCCAAATCTCGGAAAAAGCTATCAACAAGCTAAAGGAAAGCCCAAAGGTTATGGCTTTGCTGGTTAAATATATCTAAGCCAGCAATACCCAGCACGAAAGACCTACCCTAACAAGGTAGGTTTTTTTATTGTACTGAAACAAGTACAAGCAAGCTATCCTGCCAGCACATCTTGAACCATATACACATGATGCTCACAAATGCCCCTAAAATCGCTCCTAAGCGCATAACACCACCTTTGTGGATATGTTACCCACCCACACCCAAAACAAGCCAGCAGGGACGATTTATGCAGGCTCCCACACGCAGGCAATAATTGTACATATATGCTGGTAGTCATGCCCAGCACCCCACAACCAAGCACCTTAATATACGTTATGTCTATGTTATATATGCGAAGCATACATAACGTAGCCATAACACTATATTACACCTACAACCCAGCAAATAAGCCAGCCTGCCAGCATTCCCAGCCTGCAACCTACAACCCAGCACCCCTTAATATGTTATTAAGACCCTGCAAGAAAATATAGCCATGTAAAATCTTTTTACCATCACTAAGCTGATATACTATATAGGGCATTAGTTTGTAAAGATTTATTACTTTTGAATTATACGTATAAAAACCTGCATCCACCTGCATCAGTTTCCGTATCTTTGTACCTGCAAACCCAATTGCAGGGTGTAAGAAAACTTTTTTCATAAAAAACGTTAAATTCTTTGGTTATTATTTGGAAATGTCGTAACTTTGCAGCGTGAAATTGAATTTCACACCACAATTAACACTATTAATAAACAAAATTTTTTAGCTCTATGGCAAACCAAGTTGTAAGAGTAACCACACTCAAAGAGATGGTAGAGATTTTGAAAGCCGCTAAGTTGGGCGGTCAGTTTGTAACCCTGTATGCGGAGGTAGGCATTAAGCTTAACAAGTACCCTACCGACGGCAGCGAGAAAATTCACATTGATACTCTGGATTTTCATCCCACCAACCGCTATCATGTTAACTATCAATTCGGCATCGACTACGAACGTGCCATGTCTAAGGCTTTGGGCGAAGATTACACCAAAGGCGGCAACGATAACATTGAGACCCTTATCCCTAATCTGCTGATGCGCTACAAGTCCACTAACAACCCCTGCATCATCTACATGAACGGCACTAACTACGCTGATGGTAAGTTCAACAACGGACTGCCCTACACCGAGGAGGACGAACAGACCGAGAAACGTTACACGTCTAAGGCATCTAAGACCTACGCACCCGTAGAGTATCGCACCGTCAGTGTTCGCAACGTGACACGTCTCACTGCCAACCACACCACCTACGAAATTGCTATCACCGATTTCGACTACGAACCCGAACCTGCCTATGCAGTAGCCGTAGCCGCAGCCTACTAAACAATAGCACGCTGCAAGTTACACGAAAGACCTATCCCGAAACGGATAGGTTTTTTTGTGCCTATTCGCCAGGAATCCTGGCAATACACACACGCACGTATGCACAACCAACCACAACCATACACGAAAAATCAAATTTAAGGGCATTTCCTTGCCCGTCAGGCGCATTTCACCCTTCGAAGGTATAACTATAAGGGTACACCCTAAACAAACGCTCTGACAAGCCTAATTTTAGCTTGTATTAAATTGATATACAATAGGTTATGCGAAAATTCTTTACAACGAAATATATATACTATATAGGGGATAAAAAATCTTTACATCGGCAGGGTGTGGCAGGGGATACCCCCCACCTATGTCCCCCCGCCCCCTGCCCCCACATTTTGACACATATATGGCTGGGACAGTTTGCTAAATAAAATTTCGGAAAAATTTTTGTGTAATCCAGGAATGGGTGGCCATTTCTTTTTTTCTCATTGGAGTCCCAGAAAAAAAATTCTGGAAAAAAAATTTGGTTATTTTATTAAGTGGGTTGTTATTTATATACATAATATATTAATGGTATGATTCTAAATGTTAGAGAAAATAATAGGAAAGTATACATTACTGAGGGTCAATGCAGGTTAATCATGGAATATTATGGTCTGCCCAATAATATTGATGATGTTGTTGACTTTATAATTGGTAAGGTAAATCAAATGTGGGGTAATGGGGATTATGATTCGTTTACCATTCCATTCAATGGTCTTCCTTTTGGCTACTTAGAGGTGCGTCCAACCACCATGAATCTTCGTGCTTCTTATGCCATACCTCCGATTTATCTTAATAAGCCATGTGTTATTTTCATCAATCCAGATAGAGTATTAAATGGTGAAAATGAAGAAGGTTATACTTTTCATGCTACGTTGGTTCATGAGTTGACTCATATGATTGAGGACATTGGCAGGAGGGGTAGTAGTGAGAATGGTCTTGGTGATGAAATGACTAGGATTGGTCACATGAAGGCTTTTGACAATGTTATTAAGAATGGTGTGTTGAGGGATGATAACAAGTCATACAGTTCTATTGAGAAGGCTGTAAACAGGGTTATATATCATGGTGTTGGTTTTGAGAGGAATGCCAGGAATGCTGCCATGTTCACCAAGTTAAAGGATTTGCCTGCTGGTAGTATAAGGTCTTACGATGATGCCATTAGGTTCTTGCGTAGCACTGGTGAGTATTCTCGTTATGAGAGGTCTGTTGCTTGTGCTTTGTTTCTTGTTAATTTAACTGATGAGGCTGACCAGATGCGTGCCTTATATGCAGTTAGGCAGTGTTCTGATTACAGGTTTAAGAACTGGAACAGTTTTAGAAAGTGGTTGAAGCAGTTTATAAGGAGGTATGAGAACAAGATGAATGCCATTATTCCTAAGATGATAAATCATGTAATTAATGGTAATTAACCCCCGAATGAGAGGAAAGAAAAAAAAAGAAAGGAGACTCGTTATTGGGTCTCCTTTTATTGTATTAAGCTGTTACCTTACTCAATACTGGGATTGATTTCTTGAGTATTTTCTTTGCATCCTGTTCAATCCACTCTGGGATATAATCGTCTGACTTAATGAATGGAACGATTGAGTTGGCTGTCTTGAGTGCTTTCTCCACCCAATTGAGTTCTCCAAGGCATTCATCAATATGTTCCTTGATTTTATTGAACTTCTCTGAAGCCTCGTACTTCTCCAGGTTCTCTGGTGTGATGACTCGTTCCCACTTGCCGAGTGCATATCCGTTATCGAAGTATGCGACACCGTTTTCCAGTTTCGTCAGCTTATGTGGTCCGTAGTACTTATCGCTCCAGTAGATGTAGTACATCTGTCCAGGCTTTGCATTCTCATATTTGATGTGGACATCATTGAACTCAAGGAGTTCCACTCCGTTTGTTGAGTCCTTGGCTTCTGCTATCCTGTTCTCAAGTCTTTCCTTGAGGTTGGTGAGTGACTTGATTTTCTTAGTCTTAACTTTGTTGAAGTGCTCAACAGCCTCTTCCTTGGTTGTGAATCCTGTCCAGTCTCCTGGGGTTCTGTAGTCACCTTCCCTTTCGGTCTTTGATGTGGAGAGGTCTTTGTCGTTTACAAGGTAGTATTCCTTGATTTCGTTTGCTTCGTTGATGAGTTTAATCAGTGTCTTCTTATCTGGTGCGAAGACATACTTATCGTCTGATGTTTCTCTTCCACCAGAAATCATGAAGATGCCCTTGTTCTTCTGGAACTTTCCTGTTGCGCAGAATGTATACGTCTCATTGTCGTAGAGTGGTTGTTCATACACGCCATTATTATTTTTATCAACGACGAATATCTTCTTGCCAGAAGGTGACTTACCAGCGAACTTGAGAATGGAGATATTGTTATTTCTATCAACGACGTATGCATCATCTGGGTTCTCCAGTTCTGGAATATCATCCACTGAGAGCTTCTTGACTTTCTTGGGTTTGGGGTTATAGATACCAAGGTGTTTGATGATTTCCAGGTTCTTGTCCTCAGTCTCAGTCCAACCGACGTATTGGAGAATATCCTTGTCATCAGTGTTAAGGTTGTCGTAGACCTCTTTCAGTTCATTTTCCTTGAGGTCAACCAGTTTATACGTGCATGTGTCGATATGTTCTCCTCTATCATTCTGGTAATAGGAGTAGACAATGAGCACCATGTTGATGTCAAGTGACACTGCGAAATAGGTATCGTAGCCACTTTTATAGTTGTATGTGCCTACGAATTTGGTGGTGGTGAGTTTACCCTTCTTGGAGTTTTTCATTACCACGTCACCGATTTTGTTGATAAGTTCTTCTTTTTTCATTGTCTTATTCGTTATTATTTGTTTGGCTTAGATGTACTGGATTTTGGCATGATGCTGTATGAGTGACAGTTGTTGTCACGCCTCCACGAGAGTCACCAGTGTATGATGTTGTCATAATGTACTCGCATCCGTCATACTTGATGATGTAGACCTTGGTGGTTGCTGTTGACCACTTGTCGATGACTCCAATCTCTGTGAAGAAAGTGGAATCATTGAACTGTACCTTTTCCTTTGCCTTATATGGGCTTAGGGTTTCCTTGTTTGCGTCTTCGCATGATGCTGCTGTAAAGAGTGTAAATGCGAATACTATTACCAACAGTGGCAGGAGGAATGGATTTCTAAAAATCTTTTTCATTGTTATAGCTTTTTTAGTTCATTTATCTTAACCTGTTCAGCCTTTATTTTATTCTTGATGGCAGCTATTGCCAGTTTCTTTGCCTCATCTTTTTCTAGGCACAGTACGAAGTCGCTGTAGGACTTATGTTCATTATCGCTTCTAAGTGCCACACCAGGGAAGAGTAATTGTCTAACCTTCGTAGCCTTTGCTTCCTGTTTTGTCACATAAAACGAGAAGGAATATCCACAGAAGACAGCACAGATACATTTCTCAAGGTCATATCCAAGGCTTTCCTTGGATACATATTCAGCATTAGTTATAGCCTTTAATGTACCAGACTTGGTGTTAACTAGATATACTGGTACTGTAAGTTTCTTGAACGTCTCACCCTTTATAGCGAACTTATACAGGTCTCCGAAGGTAAGCTTGCTCCTTTCTTTAAACACTGGAGGTTCTCCGCTTAGTTCAACAACATATTTCTTGATGTACTTTTCAAGCTCCTGTCTAGTTAGTTCCCCCAACTCATCTGGCATATCGATACCATATTCATCAGAAAACACACTTCCACGTTCCACACGTCTTTGTCTCTTCCAGTTTGGTTTTTTAACGAGTTCGCCAACACTAACTTCAAGCTTATTGGGTCTGTAATCCTGTGGTGTTGTCTGGTTGGACACATACAAGGACACGTTATTACGTTTCAAGTAAGCATGAATAAGGTTTCCTGGCTTGCCTTCCTTCTTGTAGAGTGTGAAACCGCATGACTCAAGGAATTTGATAACGTTATTGAATGCGGTATCAAGGTAAACTGGCATGTACTGTATGGTGGTTCTAAGTTCTGTCAGTTCCTCGTCTGTGAGGTTATAGTAGTGTTCCTGCTTGAACAGCCTACTGTAGACGTATTCTGGCTTCGCTCCCCATCTTGACTTGAATGGGCTGTGATATACATAACCGCCACAGTCTTTACCCTTGTACATATGGAGTGGCTGCTCATATGGCAGACTATTCACCCAGTCATATACGTTATTGAAGTATGGTACAATATTGCTCATTTTTGGAAATACAATTTTAAACTATAAGTTGTGTAGTTTGTTAATAACCATCAACAAATTGTCTTAAAATATCAGCTTCTGTCATTTTTTTACGTAATCTGGTTTACCTAATTGGATTCTGAATTTCTGTGCGCACTCCTGGCAGAGGAATTGATTACCCTTGTCAGTGATAATCAGATACATATAGTCTTCGTCCTTGAAGGGTTTCTCACAGTTGAAACACTTGGTCTGTTTCAAATGCCAAGAGAGGCAATGCTTAACTGCCATGTGATGAAAGTCTCCGTAGTTGAATCTAACACCATTCTCTGGTGCTACGTCTTCGACTGTGTATGTAGTGGTAGTGACCTTTACAATCTTTGGGAGTTCGTTACAATCTTTCATATGATTTTCTTTTTATTGATTACTTTACCGTCAAATGACTTGTCATAGGGGATTGCTTCTTTCTCATGAATAAAGACAATTCCAGCTGATACTGGTATTTCCTCGTCTCCGCTTTCCCACAGTTTCTCGCATAGGTAGTAAGGTGGGTATAGTTTTGTCACCCTAAATTTGGCATTGGGGTGTGTTACTAGTATTCTGGTAATGCGGGTGTTATTAGGAAATCTCTCATTAATTTCCTTTTTTGTCCTAATTCCAGAGTAGTACACATCCTTTGTATTTTCCATTGAGCCATCAAAGGAAATCAAGTCACATACTTTATACTTCATGTTATTGTATATTTACTTTTTTCATTATAGCCCTATCCTTAAACATCGTAGACACCTCAAACCCAACGCTTTGATAGAGTTTTATCAGTGCTCCAAGTTCTATACCTCTTCCTGGCTTCGCCACTAGCACCATATTCTTGTTTGAATAGAGTTGTAGGACATATTCCAGTATTCTCTTACCGTAGCCCCGTCTTCTGTAGCAGAGTCCAGTGTTAAAGTCCCAGAGTGCCACACATGGTCTCCCATTTGCTGTAAGTTCTGCCAGCACACCATCGTGTGGGAAGTCGTTTTTAACTTCTTCTACGATGATTGCTGACATAACTTCATTTGTGGACACATTCCTTAGATTAATATTCTTATACCCAAAGGAACTATTCGTTGTTATTGTGAAATAGAATTCCTCGTTCATTTGAGAAGATTTATCTGTCTGATGGATTCAGAGCAAGCACCGACAAGTTCGTCGTTGAAGAGTTTCTTTCTGATTAACGCCTTACCCTTTAGACTTGCGCTGTTATAGCCCCTTACAAGCCCCAACATCTTATTGAGTGGCTGTAGGTCAAGGGAAATCATTTCACGTCTTGTTGGTAATCTGTCAACGCTTATAATGAACTTGTTAGCCCATGCTGGTTGATTTTCAGCTATGTTGGCGTAGATATGCTGTTCAGCAAACTCCTGGTCACCGAACTTTTCTGCCTTGTTGATGTCATCAGTAAGTTCGAAATCCCAGTACCACATTTTAATACCATCAACCATCTTGGCCTTCTGCACCATCTTCCTATAGTAGTTGACGGAATTATTTTCTTTTGATACTAATTTAATTACGAAAATTGCCATAGTCTTATTAATTTTTGGTGCAAAGTTACAGATTTATCTTGAAATAACCAAGGAAATTAACATTAATACACATTTATTAAAGGTATTTGTTAACTGCCTGGTATCTTTCAAGGTCTCTTTGATATACATTATTTTCTCGATGATGTGCCTTTTTGCAAGCATATGACAGTTTTCTTTTGTGTCTGCGCAGAAAACGAATGAGTCTCCAACTATGTTGCAGAAGAAATTAGGGTTACTATACTCATACAGGATAACTTCATCCTTATTATCCAGTGTGATGAATGTATCGCCATCCATAGTTACCTTGTGAGTAACATTGAAAAGACCTTCATATTCCTTTACACCTCTCTTGAAGCTTATTACGTATAATTTCTCCATTACCGTAGATATTCGTCCAAACTGTTGTATGATGTATAAATCTTGCACAGACCATCAAGTCCGACAACAACATAGAAGAAGCTATAGTTAGCTATATAGTTCATGAAGTTGTTACACTCATTATAACTCCCAACATCAAACGTAGTAACGCTATCATAAGTTGAGTTCATGGTTAGTTCGATACGATAGCCACCGTTTTCGTATGGTGCTATTTCATACTTGTTGATGGTATCTGTCCTAAACCTTATTACTTTCTCACACTTTTTCATCTTTCAGCTGCTATAATTTTAATAACCTTTTCATCTATGATAGAATCCATGATTTGTATGAATCTCTCCTCACATTTCTTGCACTCATGGTCTTCCATTGGACCTGTGTTGTCGAAAAAGTACGTATGACCATTTATTGTGTCAACCGTATATGAATACCCAATATCAGATTTGATATGAGTAGTAGTAGACTTACTACCTTCGTGTAAAATAATAAGCACTACCACCGTCATAATCATGACAACACAGAATATGAATAGTATTGTTGGTGCGTTTGATTTACTCATAATTGTTTTTCTTTAACTTCAATATACAAATGTTTAGGATACCTTCCAAGTACAAACAGTGTTACTGGGCATATCCAGAATTTCTCGTTTGGATACAGTTCGTTGTAGTAGTTTCTACCCCAGATGAATCTATCTTTGATATTCCACTCCTCTGGAAAGTCTTCACCTACAAAGTGGTCATACTTACCATTACCGCATCTAATTGGTTTTCTACTGGCTATGACGTTCACAACAGCAGTCTTGCCACCATCTGTAGAGTAGTGGTCGCAGAGTGTATCAGCACCAGATACCATTTCAAGGTTTCCGTGCTCAAATCCCCAGCCCCTAAAGGCATAGTACCATCTTCTTACACCAGAATCTTCCTCACAGACGAACTTGAGTCTGTAGTGTTTCCTGCGAACAAGGAAGTTACACAGGAGAACCAGGATTGTATAAATTTTCTTAATCATTTTTTTGTTTCTCGAAATTATATTTTCTATTTACTGAACTAGTAACCAGTCCAAGTGAGAATTGCATCATAGTAAGTTTCTTCATGGCATCCTTAATGGTTGTTCCATGACCAGTAAGAGTTCCGTGCTTGAGAATTATTTCAAGTTTCTCATGCATATCTTTCATATCCCTTATAATATCCTTGAGATAATAGTAGTCATCACGTTTACCGAAGTGCATTATATAGTGTCTATCAAACTGATACTGTATTTTCTCAGAGAATTCTTTAGCTTCATTACTGTCTGGTTCAACCTTATAGGTATATTCAAACCAGTCCAGAGCATCAAAATACCATGAATCTGAAGTACTGTCAAGAAACTCTTTCGTGAAGACTCTCTCAGCGTATTCTCTTGCTATGTTAACAATTGGTTTCATAGTTCTTTCTGTAATCTCTTAAGAATTTCTACATGCAAATCCATAAGGCTGTTGAATGTCTCAAGCTTCTTCTTGGTATATTTTGCCTCTTCCCTAGTATACAACTTAAATCTCCCATCAATCTCCTTCTGTGCTTCAGTAGCAGCCTCAATAAAGGTTGTATATATACCGTGAGAGTGGGTCATACATTCGTCACCACGATAGTACTGGTCAATGACATACTCGCCAGCAGGTTCTAGAGAATTTGGTACTTTCTCCTTGATAATAATAGCCTCCCTGGAGTAGATATGACGTTTAATGTCTGGACCATTCGTAATGACTTCCTTTACAGTAATATCTACGATTGAGATTTCTTTTCCATTGTGGCTATAGGCGATGCAATAGAGGGTATCACCAGGTTTTACCTCATTTAATTTCTTAATATTTTCCATACTTCACTAAATTTTTGCGGCAAAGTTACAGAAAAAAATCGGAATATACAAATAATACTCCGATTTTTAACATTCTTTAAACTAAAGCTGCATTAGCGAATTCTTCTTCTGACATTACATCTTCTTCCTCGCTAACATCCACCGAAAGTAGTTCTATCATCGAGTTGTTGAGATAAGCATCACATTCCCTGCACCGTTTCTCAATTGCTCTGAGACTGGTTCTACGCTCATTAATAGCTGCATTAGCAGCTCTAACACACTCAGCCTTTGTCAGTGCATACACATCAATTGAGAGTGAGATTTCATCTTCGTCTCTTTCGTTAATGTGGTAACTCATTGATTTCCTTGGGTTGATTGCCGTAATATTGTCTGATAGGTTTACGGTAACACTAGTTGGGTATCGTATGATGCTTTCAGCCTTTAACTCTCTGATTACCATCCCTTTCGGAAATTCATAGGGTTGTGAGTCTCTTATTGAGATTAAGTAGACTTTATCATTCACCCTAACATCGTCAAATATCTTTATCATTGTTCTAAAGGAATTAATTTTTTCTCTTTAAAGTCCCAAGTCTTCCCTATTTCCTTAAGTTTATTTAAAAGCAGGGCTATTTCTGAGTTATTTGCAAAATATGTATCATATCCGTCTCCCATCATTATTGAATCATTGATATTTCTTTCTAGGTTTCCACGACTATCAATGAAATTCCACCATGAATCAACACATATGTATTTTCCTCTGGTGAAAAAGTCATTATCACCATCATAAAAACTACTGAAAATTTCCACAATCATTAATCCACGACCATCATATCTTGCAAGGAAATCTCCTTGTTTTGGGAAGTTAGCCAAATCGCCAGATTCTATAATTGACTTAATTTTTTTTCTACTTCCCTTCTCATATTTGTAACTGTCAAACACACTACTCATATCTTCAATAACTTAGCTTGTTTCCAATTTCTTGTCCAATGTTCATCAGTTTGTACATGATTAGCCCTAACATATTTACAGACGTAGTGTGGGAAGTAATCTAAGGCAAAGGAGTCAGTAATCCTCATAACTATGCCCTCCTTTTCCTTTCCATAGGTTGATGGTTGGGTCATGAGGTCTTTGATAATTTCCTCAATCTGTCTCTCAGATTCTGCCTTACACACACATAATTCTGGTACATGTGGTACTTCAAGGATAAATGATAGTTCAACGATTTCATCCCATGAATACCATCTTTCCTCATTGTGTGCTGCAAATAGGTGGAAATAGTTAAGGAGTTTATCGTATATAATCGAGTGCTCCCCAAACAGGTTTTCCCCGAAAAATTCCTCATTAAGCCCTATGAGTCCTCTAACTTTCCAGTATAACCCATCATTATCCCACAAGTTTCTTGACCAGGGACTTCTTGTTTCTGCTGAATGTGAACGGGCATAGACACCCTGTCGGCAGAGGCATGTATTTTCTCCGTCGAGTTTTTCGGTGAATACTATTGTCTTCCCACGATAGAAATCGAACCACCCATCTTTCAGTTTCTTATCATCCTTCGTTGCCCCTGGTGAGAACGGTAGATGATATGTCCTTGGATATTTCATATTATAAAAGTTCTTTACATTTCTTCATCAGATATTCATACAATTTAGGAACTCTTGACTCTGATATATCTGCAATCTTTGAGTTGAAAATGCCACCGAACGGAAACACTATTCTTTCATATTTGTTCATATCAGTTTTTATATGCTGAAAGTCAGCATCAATTACTTTCTTGAACTCTTCCAGGTCTTCATCATTCCAGCGTCCATAAATACCCTTATGCTGACTGTTATACCATCGTTGGGTAGTTATAGGGTAGGCATTATCAAGTCCTCTTATACAGGCTGATGTGACCTTTGGAAAGTGTTTTCCGACACCATACCACCTACAATACCAGTTGCTGTATGGTATTACACCTTTACCACTATCTCTATCCGTATTGTCTGTAAAGATGTACATGGATTTGTAGTCCTTCGCAACCTCTTCACGGTTATAGAACTGCTCCGCTCTCACTATCTTCATTGGTAGTTGCTTTTTCAGTTTTACCCTTCTCAATACAGAAGTTTATAAGTCCCCTCGTATTTTCAAGTATTGTCATCACAATAAACCACAATCCTATAATGGTATTGAAGGCTGGTATGAAAACCATAATAGCCTCAGCAGTGCTGACCTTGTTCTTTTCTCTTATGAACTCAGCAATGGAAAGTGCTGCACTTACAATGTATACTATTACAAAAATCCAAACCATATTATTTTCCCCATTTATTAATTATTTCACTATCAACACATATCTTGAATTCATCATCCGTCAACCAGTCAACTTTATCTGGTCTTGGGTATTCTGTAACCCCCATGAGTTCATAACACCTCTTTGGGGTTATTATGCCTTTTTCAGCTTGTAGGTGATGTATTTCACAGAGTGAAGCACCATTATCGAGATAATACCCACCATCAGTCCATAGCTTCCTGTCCATGATGTGATGAGCATCTACAGCAGGTAAGCCACAGCCAGGAACACAGCATTTACCACTAGTTTTGGCAAACACTTGTTTCTTGAACTCTTCCCTCGTTAATAGCGTCCTCGACATTTTTATTAAATCTCTCTAGTGCCTTAGCTTCATCACTATTCAGACATTCTTTAATCTGATATACAAGATGAACACATTTAATCTCCTCGTTTAAGGTAGCTATATGGATACCCATTATTAGGATTATAGCAAATTGTAAAAGTATTATTCTATTCTTCATTCTTGGTTTGTGATTACCACCCTACCATTATTGATTATATTGTCAACCATTCTATCAAGCTGACCAGCATTGTTAGCTCCTAGTAGGAATCCATGACCCATCAGATTGATATAGAATGAGTTAACCTCCAAGTCAACTATAGACGTTATTTCATCAACCTCGTTGACATCACCACAAAGTTTATATTCCTTGGTTGTAAGAGCACCAGGAACATCAATAAGAGCATGTCCATGAATCATGAAATTAATGTTAGGCATCCTCTCATATATTCTGAACTGTGCTGGAGAATCAACGGATGGTTTACCAGCACCACCACAGTACATATCACCCTTTGTATAAAGAACCATATCCTCTGAGGCGATGGACTCCTTATTGGAATTTCTTGGAGACACGAACATGCCTTCCATGTAAGTTCCATAGAGTCTTGCTGAAGGGAATAGGCTCTGGCATCTTGTGCTGACATTTCCAAAAAACCTATTCCCACAGCTTGTCATGATATGTTTCTGTAGTTTCCTATTAGTTTCAAGGAGTTTATCAATGTTATCCTTGTTACTGAGGAAGTACTCACTTACACGATGGAGCATGAAGCCATCCTCCTTATGGGTTGTACGGATTCTCTTAGCACTCTTCGTGAATGCAACAAATGACATAATACCAGCAACCAGGAGTGGTATCTCCGTGGTATTACACCACACGTTGCCAAGGGCATCAATGAGTTCGAAATGGTAGTGAGGTTTTTCTTCGACCAATTCACTTGTTATTGCGATAACGGCATTCCCATGCATCTTGAAGATTCGTGAAATTGCATCCATTTTGGTATAACCATCACGCATTACTTTTGAACAAATGAGGATAGTACCAGTTGCCTTCTTAGGATACTGTTTTTCCTCTTCGTTTGCAATATTTGGTATCCAGATTGCAACATCTTCGCTAATCTCCTTCGGTAACTCTGCCATAAGTCCACCATTGACAGTCGTTGTCTGAATACACCTTGGGAATGCCCTCATTTCATGAAAGCAATTGGAAATCTTCGTTATAACGCCAGATGGCTTAACCAACGATTGCTCATTGGCGAAATTACCGCCTACAATTAATACTTTCATATCAGAATCCTATTTTCTTCACTTCCTGTTTGTTAATGACATTCTCCTTATCCTTATGATAGATGTCGGCAAGTGTCATACCTTTCTTTGCGTCTGAGACGAGTGTCTGTGTCTTTTCAAGTGACAGATTGTTGAATGTATATTTAAGTGACAACCTTCCCTTTCTGAGAAGTGCCTCGTCAATTTTGCTTTCCGCACAGTTGAATGAGCAGATGAACTTACAGTTTACAGTCTCACCAATAATGCCATCAGTAAGATTAAGGAGTGTACCCATAAATGGGTTTCCCTCTTCTCTCTTAGACAGAATTTTCTCACAGTCCTCAAGCACTACGATAGAGTTACGATATTCCAGCAAGAATGAGATAAATGCTGAAGATGTGATATTCTTAAGAAGGCTTGAATCAATGTACAAGAACTTCTTGTCACTGATTTCACCCATCAAGTGTTTAATTAAGGATGTTTTACCAGTTCCAGGCTTACCATTAAACAAAATGAGTTCCTTAGTTGGTGATGTAAGAAGTTCTATTATTTCCTTGTATGGAAGGTCATCGTTATAATTTTTCTCAAGGTCTATCTTCATCTTCTTAAACTCAAGTGTCTGAGTCATAAGACCGTTGGAATATCCCTGTCTAACCCACAGATAAGAAGACATTTCCTTATTGTCCAGTTCAACTTCAACAAGGCTTTCATAGATAAATTCAGCCATCCTGCCGATATTATCCTTGTTATCGGTGTATATATTTACGTTATCAAGCCTCTTAAGCTCGCTATCACCAATGGTAGAACTGTAATTCTCCATCACAATCATACCTATTTCACTGATGAACAATGCAACATTTAGTACTGGGTATGCAACGCATCCCATTTTCTCTGCTGTGTCGATGAATGAGTAGTTTTTAGAGAATTTAGTAAACTTCTCACCTATTTTTGTATTATCAAGTGAGCGATTAATAAATTTGAGAGCACCACCATCCTTAAGTTCCATCATTGAGAAGTGGTAAATTGGGTTGTGTTTATACACGAACGTGTAGAGCATCCTATAGTTTACCTCTGGTGCTATTCCATGAGTATATATGATGACATCTTGACAATGTTCCATCAATACCTCATGATAGCGTCCTAGCATTGATTCTGATTGTTTTATATCCATTATTACTCTAATAATTTATTGGGGTATACAATACACCCAGTGAATTTTCGGCAAAGATATATAAAAATTTTGGGATAAACAAGTAATCTTTATTTTTAAACGAATATTTAACAATATTTATTAGTTGGAAAAACTATTTATAGTATAATATGGGAGTAATTAAAAACATAAAAGCTTCAATAGACGATAAGTCTTCAATGAGTGTGAACAGCATAACCATGTTGGTATCTGCCATTATGGGTGTAATCATTGGACTTGTCATATGTTTTGTGCTTGTATATGATGTGGTTTACGATGGTAAGGTTGACACCAACCTAACAGATATGGGTATATTTCTCCTTTGTAGTGGTGGATATATTCTAGGTAGTGGCGTTCCTAAAGCTTATGTTGATAGCAAATTAAAAACACGTTCCTGGGTTGAGAATGAAAAACTACAGATTGAAGCTGAAGAAGACCTTAATGACCTTAGAGCTGAAAGAAGACGTAAAAGGAGAGCAGCCTTAGATGATGATAAACCAGATGAAGATTACACACCAGATGAATAAAAGAAAAAATATAAGATAAATTATGAATAAGAAAGTTCTTGATTTTGTAAATAAACTAGAAGGATACAAAACAGCGATTAAGTCCCTCCATTGGGATTCTGACAGCCTGTCACAGCATGAGCTTTGTGACAAAATAGCTGATACTATAGCTGAGTTCCAGGATACAGTTTCAGAGGTTGAACAGTCAATTACTGGTAACTTGGATAAGGGTGAACTTAAGCCAGAGGAGTATAAGGTTACGACGCTGAAAAAATTCGTCGAGGATGTATTAGATTCCGCAAACTCATTCTATAAGAGTATTGAGGATGAAGGAGACACATACACTGGTATGAGAAGTGACTGTGAGTCATTCCTATCAGATATGCAGAGGAATCTTTACCTTGTCAACTTCACCATGAAGGAAGATTTTAAGAGAAGGTTTTCAAACAGAATTAATGAGGGCTTCAGAAAGGAAGAGAATATCAAGACAACCTTCAATGGAACTAAACCAATGACTGAAAAAGGTGTATTCAAGAGAATCAACGACCTCACCAAGAACGGTCAGCTTAATACCAGGACGTTCGGTAGTCTTAACGATGTTATGGAGTTCTATGGAAAGATTCTTGGAAACATCGGTTCTCTCAGTACAATAGAGCCTAACGAATCAACTCATATCGTACAGCTTGATGCAAACAACGGTATGACATATTTTGGTCTACTTAGAGTTAAGGATGAAGGTGGAAAGTGTAAAGCTAGTATCACATTCTCTCCTCACAGTGACGAAACACAGCAGCCAGAGCCAGAAATGAATGAACCTACGATTGAGGATGGAAACAACTATGAAATCTATGGCGAGGGTACTGCATACAGGATGACTGGTGATGAGTTTCGTAGTTTGGTGAAGGAATCTGTAATGAAAATTCTTGAGAGTGACTACCAATATAACCCAATGGATTTGAACGGCGACAGTGTGAGGGCGCAATATGCTGGTCAGATAGAGCGTGATGAGAACAAGAAGAAAAACTATCAGCTTTTCATGGATGCATTCAAGAAACTTCGTTACGAGTATGGTGTTAGAATTGGTATGAGTGGCTTCATGAAATATGTGGAAAAAGTGGAAGGCAACTCACTATATGAAAAGATTTGGGAGCATTACGGTGGTGAATACGAGGAACTTGCAGACCAATATCTACAGAATGTGGTTATGTCGGGTAAGAAGATGGAGAGTAGAGAGCCAACTAGCAACATAGTAGAGAAGTCAGACATACACATAAAGAAATCCAAGGAAGGTACATTTACAGCAGCAGCCAACAAGCATGGTGAGTCTGTACAGGGGTTTGCTTCCAAGGTATTGAATAATAAGGAAAATTACTCCCCTGCAATGGTCAAGAAGGCTAACTTTGCAAGGAATGCTAAAAACTGGAATAAATAATGAAACAGATTATAAGGTTAACAGAGAGTGACCTTCACCAGCTTGTGAAGGAATCTGTACAGAAGATATTGAGAGAAAGGTGGTATCCAAGTGAGGAAGATGACATATCAGACTACTCATATGGCTCTATCATGAAAATGGAAGTCGGTGGTTATCTTGATGAACTTGCTCCAGAGATTATACAAACTCTCCAGTCAGTAAAAGACGAGAATATTGAGTCAGAGCAGAGCTATGTATCGGTATTGGTTAGAAACGTACAGCTCACACGTGATGAGCATGGGTTTGTAAACATCATAATAGAAGTTGCAGTATCAGCACCTAATATGCCTACTAACGACATTGAGGAAGAGGCTAAGGAACAGGTATGGCTTTGGTTTGAAAACAAGACTGGTGAGAGGATAACCAATCTTTCAATAGTTGATGAAGAAGATGTTTTTGACAGAAGAGGATAAAAAGAAAAGAGTTAAGGTCACTCCTTAACTCTTTTTTCTTATCATTACGATTGTATTTACTTTTGTCTTTATAAGCACGGTTCATAGAAACAAATTGACCGCCACCATAACGTTCAAGCTGTTCGTTACGGCTTATCATTCTCAGTATCTTATACTGTTCAGTGCTCTTAGTTGGTTTACTTTTTTTACACATCTTGAAATCCTCCATCTTCTGTTAATATAAATGCTTTTCTGCAATCAAGGCAAGCCCACGTCTTTGTTATGACTGGGTGTTCTTCTTGCTGGGAATGACCGAAAACCTGGTAAATACCATCAATATCTTCAGTATTCCCCTTTTCATTGATGTCTGACCACACCATGCTTCCAATTCTTCCCATACCACCTCTCTCACTAGAAACCTGTGTTAATACCTCGATTCCCCTTTTAATGTCCTTGAGGTGATTTAGGTTTTCAACTGTGAGTTCTCCAATTAAGTCCTTATGTGCCTTATACCACGAGTTCAACACACCAGCATGTGTGAACAAGTATCTCTGCCCATTTATCATTTCCTCGTATGCCATATCAAACAGGCTCTTGTGTGAACGAAAATCCTCCTTAATGTGATATGCATTACTTGAATCATATCTTGACCTTGTTCTGAAGTGGTCATCGTAGTAATGGAGGTCGTGGTTTCCAAGTAGGAGTATCACTTTATCTTTGTTATCCTGCTTGTATTTTATAATATCCTCGAAATTTCTTATTGCATCTTTCCTGGTTATAAATTCCCAAGGGTATGGGTCAAGGTAATCACCAAGGAATATTATTTTAGAGCACTCATCAGCGTGTTTTTCTATGGCATCTTTCCAGAATGTACGACCATGTACATCTGGGATTATTAATATTTTACTCATTTACTAATATGTTTGCTCCAAGTAAGGCGTGCTCCTTGAAATGTAACTCTACCATATCGTAGAAGAAACATATGTCATCATAGCTTGGCGGTTCTCTAAGTAATATGTGAACCTCATTTATTTTGAAGAGAACGTACCTTATGAAATAACTATCAAGTTCTCTATCGTCTTGCACAGATAGATACCATCCATCATTCTCTATTCTGTCACGCAGAAATTTTAGATACCCATTTTTCTGATAAAAATATGGTTTTATATATCTGTTGGTTCTGAACTCATTATAGTATGCCTCATATAAGCCATTATGTTTCAGAAACTGTAACGTTAGTTTAGCAATTCTTGATAACTTTACATTTCGTGTCATACACCACTACTTTTTATTTTTCCTTCTTAAATTTTGATTTCAACAACTGTTTACCTATTTTTTCTACAACCTCTCCCCATGACACTGGTGAATAGTCGTTGTTATCTACACCAACGTCGTATTGTGTTGGGAATAACATGTTTAACCTATTTATATCCAACCCTTTTTGATTAGGACCAGAATGCACATGACCAAATAGCTGATATACTAATCCTTTTGGGTCACGATACGTACCTCCATAGCACAGGAATGGTACGTGGTTAAGGTATACCTTCCTACCTTCAATTTCCACCTTCATCTGGAAGGTTACATAGTCGAACAGTTCCTGCTCGGCAGTTGGTGTCATATTTTTCTCATCGTGGTTTCCCTTGATTAAAATAATTCTACCATTGAGCTGTTCTCTAATCTTCTTCCAGAATGGGTATCCACCCCATGCAAAATCTCCAAGATGAAATACCAACCCATCTGGTGGGACTTTCTCATTCCAGTTCTGTATAAGTTTATAGTTCATTTCCTCAACATCCTTAAAGGGTCTGTTGCAGAATTCTATGATGTTTGCGTGTCCAAAATGTGTGTCTGATGTAAAAAATATTTTCGAACCGTCTGGATATTTTGTACTAATATTCTCTTTCATTTTGCAAAGTTATATATTTTTTTTCGAAAAAACAAATATGTCTAGTTAAATCATGTTAAACTAGCATTTTTATATCCTCTATGTTTAAAGAATTATACACGAATTCATATGTATCATCCTTATAGGTTATCTTTACTCCATACCCCCATGCAGATTCTATAGACTTTATATTTTCTTCGTTAAATTCTATTGGCGAATATGTGAAAATATCCTTCGATAACATGAGCATGTCAAGGGTTGACATCTTGGTTATCTCATTCTCAGAACCATTTTCCAGTATTCTGTTAAACTCTTTATCCCTAAGGGCGCAAGAGCTTTGGTAGTTACCCATGAAAGTTTCCCACTTAAATTGTAAATAATGGAGTGTGTCATTGTTTATTATAATTCTGTTCCAGCAATCATGCCACTTCAATGAGGTCTCCGACTCATGGTTTGACACATTCTCCAATGTAGGTCTTACAACAAACCAGCACTCCCCACCAAGTTCATCTATGAGTGCCTTTTCGTTTTTAAACCTTACATCGTCTATGACGTAATCATAGTTTGTGTCAATCATGGAGCGTATTCTCTCTACGTGCCAGTTTGTATTATATTCCCTAATTAAGTCTGTCCCTATGAACTGTAACATTTCCCTTACAGTGTTCAAGACCTTTCCGTTACATTTCTCTTTAACAATATCCAACGGAATCTCTGTTTCTTCAGACAGTATTTCGCACATATCGTTATCCATTGTTATACCTATATCAACACCCTTGTTTTTAGCATCGTTAAGGGCATCAACTGATATATCCAATAAGTCTGCACACAACTGCTTAAGCGGCAGTGCGAAGTATAGCTTTCTATAGCCCATAGCTTCACAAACCTTCGCAAGTTCTGTCTTTCCAGAACGCATACGACCCGCAAAACCGATAATCATGATTATTCCTCCTCTTCACCCTTTAAAGTACTGTTTATAAGGTCTACCAAATCTTTAAGAGGTACGTTACCAAGAACCTTGTATATTGGTTTATCGTTTTCATCGAACAGTATTGTCGTTGGAATCGACTTAATGCCAAGTTTCTCAACTAATGGTTGCATATCTACATCCTTTTCAATATCGATTGCCTCAAATGTAATATCCTTGAAGTCTTCCATTTCACTCACCTTCTTGAATGTTGAGGCATATGTGCGGCATGGAGCACACCATGTAGCACTAAATTTTAATACTTTCTTTGTTCTGTTTGTATTCATCTTCTTCCTATCTTAATTTTTTTCTTATTTTTAAATATATCATTGAACGAATTAATTGTCCTGGTTGAGTTAATGTTTATGGTTGAACTTGATGAAATCTTCTTCTCAACTGGCTTTGCGTTGGCTATGATAGCTCTTGCTGAACTCTCGTTGATGATTGTCTTCGTTGTTTTACCAAGAATCCTGTTTACCTGGTATTCTATTCTTGCAAGTGCTGATGTGCTATTTGCACTATTTGTATCAAAACTATCGAAATCCTTCTCATCAATGAAACCAAGCACGTCTTTTGCCCTAGTGTAGGCAACATACATGAGGTTGGTTTCTTGTTGAATTTCCCAGTCCTTCTGAGCAGCCTTACTAGGCATTAGTGATGGACACACGATAAACACCCTGTTAGCTTCAAGTCCCTTAGCTTTATGTACCGTTGAAAGTGCTATACCCTCTCCCTTGTCACCCTTTGGAAATATCTCATCTATTTTCTTAATAAGTTCCTCTGTCTTATTAATGCCTTCAGAGAGAATCTCCAGTGCCTTGATGATATCCAGTTTATTCTCGATTAGAGGGTTTTTTAAGGCTGTCTGAGCGTCTATTCCAGACCTTACCATAATGTTATTCCTAGTGATAAATAAATCGTCGTAGAGCCTTACAAATAAGCCATCCTTTCTACAATCAACATTTATCTCATCCTGTTTCATACTCATCACGAGCGTCTTAAGATTTTTACCAATTTCCTTACCCCTAATAAATGCTTTTTTACCAAGCTTTAGAAATTCGTTATAGACTTGTACAAGAGGTGCATTATTTCTACACAGTATCATATCTCCATCCTCTACCATATCCAGAGGAACGTCATATAGTATTTTACCTTCTCTGCCACCAGCTTCATTCCATTCGATTGATGGGACAATGGTTCTGGCGTGTTCTACTATGCTCTTTCCACACCTGTATGAAATACTAAGCGGTAAACATACGGTATTAGGAATTGACTTAAGAGTATTGAATGATTCTGGGTCGCCACCTGCAAACGAATATAACATCTGGTTTGTATCACCTACGGATATAAGTCTAGTACCCATCTTAAAGCACTTCAATACAAGCTCTCTCTCAGCTCTATTCATATCCTGGCACTCATCTACCATAATGTAGTCAAACAGAAGTCCAAATGGCTTTAAGTAAAGCACATTAGGCAACCATATCATATCGACATAATCTATATGGTCAAGTACATGCTTTCCCCATTCCATAATCTTGATTGCAACTGCCTTCTCATCCGCAAACGTTTCGATACCATATCTCGCCTCAATGAAATCTAAGTCCTTCTCAGTCTGACACAGGTAATATCTACCAAAGTCAACATACTTAGCTACGTTGTTTATGTATCTAAAGTAATCCTTAGATGATATTCTTCTCAGATTGATTGTAGTATAGTCCTTTATATTGTTTCTTATGTGAGAGATATACTTATATTCATCTGGATTTCCTCCAATCTGTCCTGGGAAATTCTTATTAAGCATTGCAAGACCAACACCATGAAGCGTCTTCACTAGCACATTGCTGAATTTTTTCGTTTTCTTCTGTAATTCAGTTACAATATCCCTATTGAATGCTGTCATGAGAACCTGTTTGTCTTCTGGTATTAGTTCTAAACACTTCACTAGTGTTGTTGTTTTTCCAGCACCAGCAGCGGCTTCTACTACAATGTGACCGTTTCCATGAAGAATCTGGTCAAATATGGCTGATTGATATTTGCTAGGTGTAAAATCATCTGTTACTTTTTTCTTTCTTCCCATTATCTTTGTTTTTATGCAAAGATATATAAAAAATATTAAAAAACAAAATAAACGGGCTAGAAACTTATCTAACCCGTTCATTTTTCTGTCTACTTCTCCTTTAACCCTCCTGGAAGATGTCCTTCAAGTAGTTGCGCAGGTGAGGATTCTTCTCAAGCGTCTGCTTGATTTTGTCCTTCAGCTGTACTACTGAGGGGTCGATGGCTACGCCTCTGCCCTCACGAGCTGCACGAACCTCGTTCATACGTCTGTCCTTGTCCTCAAGGAAACGAACGAGCTGCTCACGGCTTGCACCCTCTACGTCAATCTCGGTGTCCCAAAGCTTGGTCTGGATGATGTCTACCAGCTGCTCACGCTCCATGCTTGCGAATGGAAGCTGCTGGCTCTGACCCTGTGGAGCTGGCTGCGGATTGCGTGGCCAAGGTCTGAAACGACCATCTGCACCACGAGGCTGGATACCAACTGGTGGTACAGGCTCTGCTCCCTGGCGATGGAAATCATCGTACAATCCACCTGGATGAGGCATTCCACCTGGGCGAGGAGCACCGCATGGACGAGGAGGGAATGGGCGACCCTGTGGTGTACGACCCTGTGGCTGACCGCCTACTGGAGGTACTGGAGCACCGTTCTCCATTGCAAGGGGTGACTCTTCGATTGGCTTAATCTCCAGAACATTACCAGTTGCAATGAGCAACTTTGCGAAAGTGGTAAGGGTAATCTCACCATTACCGTCGAGAATCTGCGCCAACTCGCCCTCAGAAATGGCAAGTGCGTATGCCAACTCGCTACGAGAAGTGTTAACCTCCTGCATGAACTGAGACATCTTACTGCGGATGTCATTCTTCGCCTGGCGAACCCACTCGCTGGCCGATGCTTGTAAAATTTGTCTATTCATTTTCTAAACTGTTTATAAGTTATAATTCCGTTTAATTTCGAATTTCGGTGCAAAGATATATGTTTTTTTTGTAAAAACCAAATCCTTTAACACTTTTTAATATAAATGATAAGCTTTCTTTCTAATACTGATTAGTAAATCATCTACGAACCTCTCGTCGATTTTGGCTGGAATTGTTGACTCAGCAATAGCCTTGTCAAGCTCTTCCTTATCCTCATCAACGATTGCCATTAGTTCATCATATTCGAACTTATGATTTCTGACATCCATCAAGAACTCCCTGTCACCAGCTTCACGTCTGTCAAGAATAAGTCCCTTACCCTCTGCAATCTCTCTACCCATTCTCATAAGTCTGATACAGTGCATCATGTTCTTTGAGTCATAGTTCTTATCGAGATTTGATTCATAACGCTTCGGGTTGCGGTTCTGTTCCCACTCCTTGTACTCCTTATACTTCTTGCAGTGGTCTTGGAAACCACTCTCGTTGTATACCATATGAACAAGAGGTTTTTCTCCTTTTGATACAGAAGAACCACGCATATCAGTAGCTTGGTCAAGGCACATACCACGATAATGCTTTACAACCTTATTCTCTTCGAACCACTTGTTGAAAGTATTCCAGTTGGTTAATTCATACTTGAAGACGATAAAGTGAGACAAACGTCCAAGCTCATCACCACTAACAGTATCACTTGAATAACCGTTAAACAGCATTTCAGCAGTAATACCTTTAGCCTTGAAATGAGCACCGAAGTCATAGTATACACCATAGGTATCGTGCATGTTAGGAATATGTACAAGTCCGCAGAAGTCCTTCTCAAGTCCACGATTCCACAGCCAATCCTTTATCTTGGTGCTACCCTGGTTGTAGAAGGTATATGCAAAGTCATAAGGAGTAAGACGCTCTGTTACTGGATTCACAATCTTCTTGTTCAATCCACGAGCCTTCTTAATCTGCATGACAGCATAACCCACGAACGGGTTGAAACACTGTTTGGTGATGAACTTATCCTTGTTCTCAAAGAGTTCAGCAAGGATTGGAGAAGGCTTAGTGAGAATCTTGTCTTCTGGAACAAACAGTGATTCGATAATGCTAGGGTTAGACTTCATAAGCATATGCATATACTTGCGAAGCTCATACCATGTATTATCATTCTTTGCATCCGCAACAAGCTCCTGGTATCCAAGACCGATACCAAGTAGGGTATTGTGAGGTGCAATGAAGAGTCCACTGCTATCAACGTCTGAATCCTGGTTATTCAGACCATAGAGGTGAGAACCCCTCACATACTCGTAGAGGAGTCTACCGTCTTCTCTGATTTTATCGAAATTAGTCTTCATCTTCAAATTTAATTAACTTATCAATGTAATTTCTATCCTCACCCTTAAGGATTGGCATTTCGTAGTCAATAACCCACTTTTCACCTTTCTTGACAACTGCTGTGCCACGTTTCTCTGGAACGGTAAGGTTATTCCAGTTGATGCCGAAATTATCCATTAGCATATCCTGCATCTGGCTTGAGTTCTTTCCATGTAGTTGCCTATATGAGAACTTGGACTGTGCCAGTGAAGAAATAGAGTTACGTGTAGCATCCTGTTGTCTCCAGAGAACACAGTTAGTTACTTCCTCAACAGGAGTGTTGAACACACGTGCATCGAACATTGCTCCTTTGTTAATAGCTTTTTCATAAACAGAGTTTAGCTTATGTGCATTTTCATCAACTTCAACATTGGCGAATGTCCCTAAGAACCATTCAGAATACGCCTTCTCGAATTCCTGGTTGAAATACAGTGTACACATAGAAGCAGCCACAGAACATATCTTCTGAGTACTGTAATCAAACCAAGCATTTGTGTCAAGCGTCTCATAGTCAATCAGAATAAGTGTAATCTCATCCGACTGAGTATAACCAAACACACAACCCTGGATATTCTCGCACAACCTCAGAGTTGTCTGCTGCATTGCTTTCATCATCACCTTATCAAATGGTTTATCGAAACCACGTGTAAAGGTGTGGAATGCCTTACCATCCAGTCTAATGATGACTGGCATACGTCTTACGAGATAAGTCTTAGCTCTGTTCTCGTAGTTATTTTTCATCCTGTCTCCCAGACTATCTCTCTTATTTGCCATTTTTCTTCTTGATTATTAATGTTGAATCACTATAGTTTATCATTATATCTCCAAACCGACTGAGCATTTTTTGTCCAAATAATGGAGAATCATCAGCACTACCACCTTCTGGGTCTGATGTACATTTGACAGAATCTATCCTAATACCAGTCAGTTCCACTGATTTAAGCAGATATTCTACGCACTCATGTTCTTTTCCATCAGCATAGATACATGTTGCTGTCCCTACAGGTTTCTTAGAATCAAGTAACCCCTGGTGTTCTAGGAATAAAACCTCTACTGGTGTTAGGTGTATATCAGCACATCCAGTATCAAGTAAAAAACGCATTTCAACTCCATTAATCTTTGGTCTGATATACATCATATTATTGCTGATTTCAAGTTTTATCTTGATTGTATTCTCAACCTCTGGAGTTGGAATCTCTTGCTCTGGCAATGTGTCATTGACGATACCTATGTTGGTAAGTCCTTCATTAGCTTCCTGTTTAATTCTTTGTAAGCTGAAAGCTTCTGCAACCCTGTTATAAGCAGTATCCTTATATTCGGTAAGTTTCTCTCCAACCCTGTCGATTGCTGCTGGTCCACCAACAACAAACACGAAAGAGATACACACGACTAGTATAAGAACCAGAAGTATCTTAATACTCTTGAATAAACAACCCTTATTTTTCATTGCTAATTATTTTTTTTAATGCATTAACACAGTCGGAATATCTCATGTGACCCTTGGTTACAACCTTTCTATCCTTCAGTGCTCTAAACTCATGATGCCGATATACAGAGCAATGGTTATGGCAAGTCTGCTCTATATATTCTATAACATAACCCTTATATTTATATCTCCTTAACACTCCAGGCTTACTCCAGGGTGTACATTCAAACCAAGGTGCTGTTTTACTTTCCATTGTTAATCATCGCTTTTAGTGATGGTGTTATGTTCTTTATTCCAAACAATACGTTCTCGTATACGGTTGGGTCAATCTCAGTAATTTCACCAGCCAACACACTATTAACAAAGTCTAATGACGGAATTGGTAATCCTTTTGGTTCATATGAGATATTACAATGTCCACCATTAACATTGTCGAGAATACATATATAGTCAATGATAGGTGTGTAGTCTTCATAACCAATACACCTTTGGAAATACCCATCGTTAATTTTGTAGACATGGCCTTCCTTGTAGGTATACTTCTTAAACTCGCTCAAGCTTATATACTTATTTATGCTGCGGATGTAAATATCATTATTCTTCATATCATTTATGATTGTTATGTTTACGAACTTCCTCTATAGTCCACCTTGGGATAAAATATGTTTTATCTGGGCATCTTGAATTCTTCTTGAGGTGGGTGAACCTTTTATCAACCTCATCTGTTTTGCCAGAATTCTCTGCTGCAATGTAAGCTGCCCCACAAGTGTACGTCTCGTAGTCACAGTTTATGGCCAGTTTCCTGTCACAATTCTTGCAGAATGGTTTACGTCCTATCTGAGCCATTGTTATTTAGAATTAATATATATCATTTCGTACCAATCACCGTCTTCAACAATCTCAAAGCCTTCGGATTTATACAGGTGTAATGCCCTGTAGTTACCATGAGCGCAGGACAGGTATATGTTTATCTCACCACACATTTCTTTTATATGCCTCAGCATTTGTCTACCAATACCTTTATTTCGGTTATTTTCATTCCAAATACCAAAACTATGGAGGTATATACCACCTCTAATTTTAGAATAATAAATCGATAATGACCCGATTTTTTTTTTGGTTGACTCCATAATAGCGTATAACGTACCACTTGGCGCAAGTGGTACATCGTATCCACCCTCACATAGCGGAATATAATTACCTTCGAATTTCAAACTTATATCTTCCATTTTTTGTTTATCTTTTTATTTTCTGTTGCAAAGATACACAAAAAAAACGAGATAACCAAATGTTACCCCGTTTTTTAATGTTTTTTAATGGTTGAATTACCAACCAAAATCTTCACAATCCCACCAGTGAGTCTCACCGATAAGCTCCTTGTTCATTGGAGGAGGACAGTTCAGTGGCTGACGAACAGCCTGGCACTTTGTGATAGGTGCGTTACCCTTCTTGCCCATTCCACGAGCGATACAGTCCTCACCAGCTTCTACGAACTTGTCGTATGCAGCGTGGTCGCTCTCGAACTGCCAACGCTTGTCGTAATCCTCGCAACGAGGCTCATCAATCTCAAATGCTGCGCCAAAACGCTTGTTCTCACATGCTGGTGTTCCAGCGATACCCCACTCTGGGGCTGGTGCGCCACAACCACATGGGTTTGGACGTGGTGTCCACTGTGGCTTGCAAGGTTCAGCAGGACGTGGTGTCCATGCTGGCTTGTTGCAACGAGGTGCTGGCTTCTCAAAAACCTGTGAGATAGCCTCACCAATCTTCTCTGCTACGTCACTGAACGTAGGAATACCGATAACAAAAATTTTTGCTTCCATAACTATTAAAGTTTATATTAAGTTTTTTCGTAAACTTGTGATTTACGGTGCAAAGATATATATTTTTTTCCTTAATTCCAAATTTTCTGAGAATTTTTTTTCATTTTTCTATCTTTTTCCACCAAAATGCCTTCCAGAAGGTCTGTTTCCACCTCTATTTATATTATTAGGTACGTGTCTGTGCGTGTGACCTCCTCTGTTAATATCTGGTCTGTGTGTACCTCCTGGGTGTGGTTCGTGATGATAACTTGGCTGGTGAGGTCTATGGCGATAAAAGTCTCTAGGAACTGGTCTATGATGCCTTGGAGGTAATGGTCTTGCATAATGTCTGAAATGCCATCCGTTGTTGTAATAGTAAGGATAGTAGTATAGGTCACGATAGATGTAGTACATGAGTAGACCATCAGTATTATAATATGGAGTTCCGTTTGATACGATAACGGAAATGTCAGCCTCATCGTCAAGCTGAGCGTAGGCTGCTGTCACGCATGATGTCAGACTGAATGACATCACTAATCCAACAATAAATAAAAAAATCTTTTTCATAAGCATACGTGTTTTACAATAACTAGTGCAAAGATATGGAGTTTTTTTTAAAAATACAAGTATTTATAGTATAATTAGGGATTTCCAGATACATTTTAGGGAAAACCATATTTATAATAGGGATTTTACAATATGAAACAGATAATCAGATTAACAGAAAGTGACCTTCACAAGATTGTGAAAGAGGCAGTGAATAAGATACTTAAGGAAGGTGCTTTTGACAAGTATCCTGGCGAAGACCAGATGAATATAGCACTTGATAGTAATATGAACACCCAGGACGATACTGGGTTTGCGCACGCATATGTCATGGGAGACCCTATGGCTGAGAAGATGAAGGGTTCTACTATGCGCCACATGCTACATAACCAAATGGGAAACAGAATAGATAGTCCAGATTTTGATATAAAATAAAAAGGGAGCTTAACTAGCCCCCTTTTTTTTATAGTGTGTCATAACTTTCTTGTAATAATTTCCACTCCTGTTTTTCCAAGCTCCGTAGAAGCCACTGTTCCAGCACTTTATGGCTTTCTCAACATTGTGTTCTGGGTTGAAATGTTCCTGTAGCAGGATAAACATTTCCTTGGATTTCTTAGCATTATATCTATCTCCCTTGGTATAACGCCTGTTAGAATTCCTCTTTTCGAGGATTTGATTGCACTCCTTCACCAAAATTGGTGTAATTTGTAGGATTCCAGCACAGTCTCCGTTAGGATTATGCGCCTTTTGGTTTCCTTCACTTTCTACTGCTATGATGGCATCCATAACAGGATTCCAATCATACGTTGTCTTTTCTTGTGCCATGACACTAATAGGAAGTGCCAACATGCACGATAAAATAATTTTTTTTAGTCTCATCATTTATAAATTTATGTGAGGCTCGTATGCAGTATGCTGCACCGATATGGTGACGATATGTGAGAGCGAGTTACGTCACCGTCTCCTCTTATTAATATTCCTAGAAATCATACTTTGACAGAGTTCCATACTTACTGATTTTGTTATCATACCAGTCTCTTGTAACCTGGCGAAGGAATCCGTCTCTTTCTTTTTCGTTACTTATTATGTTCATAAAATTATTCTCAGAGTTGAGCATGTCTATTACATCGTCGAACCACATGGATGATTCAGTAGGGAGGTGTTTATCGTTCAGTTGAACAAATATACCAACACTCTTCCTAGTACCGTCTGGTGCGGCTTTCTCGATGGATGCTCTCATGAAGTTATCATCCAGAAACTTTTTAACCAATGTTATCTTGTCCCCGTATGACTCATTCACAATTCTTTTCTTTATGCCGTTGAAGGCTTTCTCTGATAGTATAAACGTTTTCATATCAATTCTAACATTATACTATAAATATCAGCTCACTAGCTTTTTATTCAACGGCATCATGTAGAATACAGCTTCTGGTATCCTAAATACCTCAATGAACCCAAGTCTTTCCCAATACCTGTGGCTCTTTAAGTCTATCTCAACACCAGCCCATATGAAGTCGTAGTTCTTGATGAGGAAGTTGATATTGTGAAACAACATCTTCCTATCTAAACCCGTACCTCTAAGTCTCTCATCAATGATGAATGAGTGACCGTTTACTTGTACGAACTGACTGAGATATTCAGCCATATCCTGGTTCAGCAGTCTTATAGGGCTTCCGATTGTTATCGGATATTCACAGAACATCAACAGTCCATATATCTCTCCTGTTTCCTTATCAACCAGCTTTATTGATTCATCCAGTCTAGCTCTTGACTGTAGCAATTGCTGGTAAGCTTCCTCTGCTGAATACATATCGAATGCCTTGGACAATGTATTGCATATTGCCTCTATGTCCTCTGGGCAAGTCTTCCTAATTTCAATTCTTTCTAACAAGTCGTTTTTAGTTAAGTTGTTGTCAACGAGCTTGTTACATAAATCTATCATCATGGCTTGATAAAGATTTACAAGTGCAAAGATACAGAAAAAAAATTAAATAACCAAATTTTTCTGTATAAAAATGCTTATTTTTAACAAAAAGGAGGAGAAAAGCGAATAATCTCCTCCTTAAAAAGTAATAGTACGATAAACAAAATATTTAAAAATTATGAGATTACTTGATTTCAATCTGGTCGTTTAAGCATGACGCACTGAATACGTAGTTTATTGGATATTCATTTGTCAACATGAGGTCTGTAATCTTATCCTCAAGGCTCGTCTGGATAAGTCTGATGATTGGTCTAGCACCGAATTCCTTAGACTTAAGAGCTTCAGCATGAATGCATGTAACTACATCATCAGTATAAGTTATACTATATTCTAAGCTATTTAATCTCTTATTAAACTTATTAATTTCCAATTTAACTATATCCTTAAGATTATCATCTGATAAACTATTGAAGTATACTATTTGGTCCAATCTATTTATAAATTCTGGTGTAAATTTCTTCTTGAGTTCCTTATCAATAATAGACTTCTTATTAGCTTCTTCACTGTTTACAAATCCTACTCCATTTCCAAGCTCTGCTGCCTTTCTAGCACCAATGTTGGATGTCATGAGTACGATGACGTTCTTGAAGTTTACAATCTGTCCAGAGCTGTCTGTAAGTCTACCTTCATCGAACAACTGGAGGAATATGTTATATACTTCCTGGTCAGCCTTCTCAATCTCATCAAGTAGCAATACACAGTGTTGTTTGTGCTTAACCTGTTCTGTCAGTTGTCCACCATTCTCATATCCCACATATCCAGGAGCAGCACCAGTTAGTTTCGCTACTGAGTTTTTCTCTGAATACTCAGACATATCGATTCTGATAAGTGCTTTTTCATCACCGAATATCTCTTCAGCAAGTTTCTTTGCAATGAGTGTTTTACCAGAACCAGTAGGTCCTACCATCAAAATATTGGCAAGTGTCTTGGACTTATCACCAAGTCCTACCTTATTTCTCTTGATAACCCTACAAACACTATCAACAGCCTCATCCTGTCCAATAACGCTCTCCTTAAGAATCTTGTCGATGTTGGCTATCTTGGCTTTCTCACTCACTGACAGTTTGCTTACAGGTATCTTAGTCATTTCAGAAACCACATCAGCAATATTGTCTTCAGTGATTTCTATTGTATCTATCTTTAGTTTCTTAATATCCCTCTTGTAGTCTGCCATATCAGATGCTAGGACGTTTTCCTCGATTGTAAGGGAGTCTATGAGTTCAAAGTCACCGTTGTTAAGAGCATTGTACTTTTCTGCCTCTATTTCCCTCATTCTCTTTTTCGTGTTCTGTATCTCTACTGGTTCTCTCTCCAGAAGTGATGTGCTAGCACCAGCGAGGTCGATAATATCAAACGCTGAGTCTGGAAGGCATCTATCTGTAACGTACCTATCAGCAAGTTCTACAGCTTTCTTAATAGTTTTCTCATCGTATGAAACCCTGTGGAACTGCTCGTAATATCTTTTATTATTCTCAAGTATTTCTATTGATTCTTCAACAGTATTAGGCTCAATAATAATCTTCTGTAATTTTCTTGATATTGATGTATTATTCTCGATAGAGTTCCTGTAGTCCTTGAATGTTGTTGTACCTATAATCTTAAGTTTACCCTCTGACAATGCATTACTAATCATTCCAGAAATATCAGTGTCTTTATCCTTACTTCCATTTTTGAGTACATTGTGCATGTCATCAATGAAAAGGATATATTTATCAGAAGCTTGCAATTCAGTGAATAAACCATTTATTCTCTCTTCAAACATACCTCTGAAGTGTGTTCCACTTACCAATGCCATTATGTTGAGGAGTACGATTTCCTTACCTTCGAGTATGGATGGTACTTTTCCAGCTTCTATGAGACTTGCAAGTCCATATACGATTGCTGTCTTACCACAACCTCCACGACCAACCAATACGGCATTATTTTTCTTTCTCCTAGATAATGTTTTTATGATTTCCTTGATTTCACTCTCTCTTCCAACAATATCATCAATTTCACCGTTTCTAGCCATCTTGTTGATACTGATGGTGTACTTGGATATGAAATCATCTGTTAGACTTGAAACAGGCTTTGCATTAACCTGGCTCTTGAGAGGTATTGCAGCCGATTTTGTTTTCAGACTCTTAGGAGATTTACTTTCTGTTTTATCTTTCTTCGGTACATCACACTTATTCTGTATGAACTCATACTCAAGTCTGAACTTTTCAAACACTTCTGAGTTCTTGAAACCATATTCCTTATTTAATACAGCTAACAGGACATGTTCTGTACCTATTTCTACATTCTTCAACTTATCTCTTTCTTTCTTGGCACATTCAAGAAGCCTAACAAGCTCATCACTGAATTTTATCTCTCCAACCAAACTTACTTGAGGGTTAACATGAGTTTCAATTGCAGACTCATATACTTTCTTAAGTTCCTCAAGATTGTTTGACATGAGACAATTGTCAAGAATAAGATTTGCATGACAGTTCCTTATGTCCAGTATTGACAGAATAAGATACTCTGGAGTCAGTATGTCCGTAGGGAACATGCCAGGAAGTGTGTTAGACATATACTCCAACACATCATTCAATTCTAAAGTGTAAGTGTTATCTTTCTTTCTACTCATAATTTTTCGTATTACATTTAAAATATAATCAACACAGTCTCCAAGACAAGAGATTTTTAATTTTTTTTATCTAAATGCTTGTTTTTTTAAAACTTTTTTTATATCTTTGCATCACCAAAGAATTTTTTATTAACTTAAAATAACACTTTAGTATGAATAATAAGAGAGAATACAATTTCTTCAGAACTGAAGATGGTAAGAAACTAATTGGTTTCGTACCAGAAGGAATTAGGGAACAGTTCAACACTGAGAGCAAGGAGGCACTAAGGATGCTTCTTGTTTTGGGGCATTTAATTGTACTAGACAGTTTGGGTCGTTTGAAAGAACCTATTACAATTAATGGTAATGGTGATAACAGTATCAAAGGTAATATGACTTTTGGTGCTGCTCCAATGAGGAGAGCATTAAACAACCTTATCAAATATGGTCTGGTAGAAATTCTTAGGAGAACTAACAGTGGTAAAGTTTATAGATTGAATCTCAATCCAGAAGATTTAAGGAAGAAACTTGAAGTTGAAATTGGTATACAAGGTAATGAGAGTAAGGAGCAGGAGCTTGATTTCCACGAGTTCGAAACTCCAGTTACTGATACTGAAGAAATTTCAACAATCTCTGATGATGAACCTATAAACAGTGAGGAAATAAACGATTTCCTAGATATGTTTGAAAAGGAAAATGAATCCCTAAAAGAACAACTAGAGGTTGCAAGAAACACTAATGCTAGATTACTCAGTACAATTGAGGAGGAAAGGAAGAAGCTGCATGATTTGGAGACTAGATACGAATCTGTAATTAGCGAGAATAAAGACCTCAAAAATACACTCAGTTCTATAAAGAAGAGAAAGAAATCTTGGGCTGAAAGATTTGGTTTGAGATAATGTATTGGTAATATCTCACTCTAACGCTAGAGTGAGATATTTTTTTGTCAAAAAACTTGTTTTTTTAACATTTTTTTTATATCTTTGCAAAAAATCGTTAACAATATGAAGATTTTTAGTTTTTATTCAAATGATGTTGACAGGGTGTGGTATCAATCTAGCAACATCAAGTACAGTGAATGTATTGACCATGATAATGAGTTGAAAACCCTTACTGTGGTATTCAATAATGGAACTCAATACAGGTATGACAAAGTCGATGTGAGAGATTATCTTCTCTTCAAGAACGACGAATCTCAAGGAAAAGCACTTAACCAGTTTATTAAGACGAAGGGTTATTCTTACGAGAAACTGGATAATGCTGACCTTGCTACTCTGGACGGTGAACTCAGCTTCAGAATGGAAGGTGGGATATTCATTGACTACGATGGGGAAACCCTAAAGATGAGAGATAACATGGATAAAGTTATCTTCGAGAAAAAGACAAAGGTTAACAAGGAGGTATTAAACGATATGTGTGGCTTGCTTGTTGCTGTTGGAAAGGACATTAAACTAACAACTACTAAGGAATTTGACAATGGAGAAACAGGAGATGATTAGACAGTATGAGAGAGCACTTGAAATGTATGGTGTAACAGCTCAGTTTAAGATGCTTGTTGAAGAGATTGGTGAACTCTTCGCTGCACTTGGAAAATTTGACAGAAGACGTGTTGGAGAAAAAGATGTCATAACTGAAATCGCTGATGCCTCCATAATGGTTGAGCAGATGGCTACACTCTTCGGGTATGAAGAGTTCGAAGCAGAAAAGGAATATAAATTACAAAGGTTAAAAGAAAGATTGGATAAGCATGAAAGAGAACAGCATATCTCAGAGACTCAAGGAGATTAATGAGGAAATAAATGCTCTCTACCAGGAGAAGAGAGCACTGGAAATGGAACAGCAAAGATACTGGGAAGAAATGGGTTGGATAGGACCGATAATTGCTAGAGCTGAAGATGTACCTATAGCGTGGATGGCTGACTCGGAAGATAATTTGGATAATAGATTTGGTGCTTATGGGAATATTGATTAGTTCGTTTCCTGGGTGTGGTAAAAGTTACCTAATGAACACTCATGGAAAAAAGGCAAAGATGCTTGACGCATTTACTCCAGAATTGGTTGGCAACAGAGGAGAAGGTGAATACGACTATAATATATGGGTTGATAATATAATGGGTATTGTTGATGACTATGATATAGTGTTTATACCAGTTGCGGAGAGGCTGCTTGAGGTATTAAACAACAGGAAGATTGATTATGATATTTTCTATCCATCCAAAGATAGAAGAAAAGAGTTCCTGGAGAATATGGTTAGGAAGAGAGCCTTAAGAAATGATATTATGATGCTTGACAGAGATTTTGATAAAATTGTTGATAGAATCGATGAGATAGAGGCAGAGAACTGTTACAAGCATAAGATGGAGGAACAGGGTCATTTTATAGGCAATGATGCTGCAATTATGCAGTATATAAATAACATAGACCAAACACAAGGTAACAATGAGTAGAAACCTATCACTGGAGTGGAAGAATCTACACGAAGCGAGGAAAATAATGAAGCAAATGAAGCGTGAAATGCGTGAGTTAGATTCAATGATGGCTATAGCATGGAAAGAAGTGTGTCAGCCAGCAAATAATTAAGTAAAAAAAGTTAATATACATGAATGATGTAGATAAACAGTACCTCCATTTATTGGAAGAAATAATAAGGTTTGGTGACGAGAGGAATACTAGAGCTGGAGAAGTATTATCATTATTCGGTAAGCAACTTAGATTTGACCTACAAGAAGGATTTCCACTTCTTACCACCAAAAAGGTGTTTACAAAAGGTATTATACATGAGTTGTTATGGTTTTTGCAGAGACCATATAATTCTCACGGAAGTATGAATATCGAATATCTTGTTAGAAACGGAGTTCACATCTGGGATGATGATGCCTATAGATGGTTTAAGAGCGAAATTTCGAATAAGCAAGAAGACATAAGGGATATTGTTGTATGTGTTTCGGATGATGAAAAATTCCCATATAAGAAGCCAAGTTATGAATATTGGATTGAAAGGGATTCAAAGATAAAAGACCAAGATTGGCTTAAGAACATAACAAAAGAGGAATTTTTGGAATTGACACTCCAAAAAGTTGAAATAAAATTTGGTTGGGCTTACTCATACAGATTTGGTGATTTAGGACCAGTTTATGGAAAACAATGGAGGTCATTTGGAAATCTAGAAATTGACCAGATACAGAATATAATAGAAACTCTTAAGACCAATCCTTTTGATAGAAGAATATTATGTATAGCTTTTAATCCAGAACAATTGGATGAAATGGCATTACCACCTTGTCACGTAATGTTCCAGTTTTACGCAAGAAAACTGGATATACACGAGAGACTTAAATTGCTTACAGAAATTAATCCAGGGCATACACTTACTCATGATGAACTTGATGAACTTGGTATACCAAAATATGGTTTGAGTTGTATGTGGACCCAGCGTTCGGTGGATTGTTGTGCAGGACTGCCATTTAATATTGCATCTTATGCACTTTTGACTCATATTATTGCCAAACAGGTAAATATGATTCCAGATGAACTTATTGGAAGTCTTGGAGATTGTCATATTTACAAGAACCATATTGATGGGGCTAAAGAACAACTTAGTAGGGTTGGGTATAACAACCTTCCAACGTTGAAAATAAGAGAGGTTGGGTCTTTAGAGGACTTGACAATTGATGATATACAGATATTGAACTACGAGTGTGACCCGCCAATCAAATTCCAATTGAATGTGGGCTAGTGGTTATAAGGAATCTAGGCAATGTTATCAAGGAATCTTACAAGAAGGGACTGGTTGATGAGAAATTGGTAATGGAGGCTGTTGAATCAGCATTCGGTGGTTCTTGTGAGAAGGCATCCAGACGTGAGGATATATATGACCATGTAGACTTTTGGTGGGACAGCCCACGAAAGGGAAGAATTGGTGTAGATGTCAAGGGTGTCAAGAAGAATAACAGGAGGGATAATAGATATGATGACAAGATTCATTGGTTGGAATTACAGAACGTAAACGGTAATCCTGGCTGGTTGTATGGTAAGGCTGAATACATTGCATTCATGACGTTCAGTAAGATACTGTTCGTAAAGCGTCAGAAACTGCTTTCTTTTGCCCTAGAATGCATTAAAGGGAAGGACGTGGTATACGACACACCAGACAATTGTTACGTCCCCTACAAGCGAAAGAAATGGGGAAGGGATGACCTTTCGTTCAAGGTCAATACCAGTGACTTGGAGAATATTGCAGAATTCTGTATTGATTGTGCTTAAGATACTTGGACGCAAGTATGACTGTAATTAAGGTGCTGATTTTTTCAGCACCTTTTTATATTTATAGGAAATATTGTTTTATAATGATAATACACTTAAACGAAGATATATTCCATAAGCTATTCATTGCAGAAGGTAAACTTACGACACAAGCAAAGAATAGAACATACCAGGTATTGAAAAATGGTAATTCTTGGGTTGCATCTGTAATAGATAATCCATGTACTGAGGATGGTATGGATGGTAGTATAACATATTTTGATTGGGTTTATAAAGAAATTACTAGCCACTGGTGTAGGCAAAACATAAAGCTTACTCCAGTTATCGCCAATATTCTTTTTAATGAACTTGGTTTTATGGGAATTAATCCACAAGCTGATAAAATAGCAATGTTTGGTAAAATTGTTCCTTTATTCGAATCAGACCCTAAACTCGGCTCTTTACCTTGGAATGAAGCTATTAAGTATACATATAATGACCTATACAATTATTTTATGCCACAGATAGAGCAAAAAGAACAGGAAACTACTGATAAAATAAATAATGAAACGTATGGTCAAAGCGATTATGATATAATGCATTTAAAAAATTATGAATTGGCAACAAGGTTTTCTGATTATACAGGTGGATATATGGCAGAGGGTCATAAAATATGCTATACAACATCACGAAATACATGGAATAATTTTACAAATAATGGGGAATATAATGTGTATGTGTGCCTTAAGCATGGTTTTGAAAGTGTTAAACCAAAACCAGGAGAAGATGCCCCATTTGATGAATATGGTTTATCTATGATTTTTGTTATTGTTGACACTAAAGGGAAATTAACAACATCTAATGTAAGATGGAATCATGCGTATGTTGAACAATGGAATAGAAATCATAGAAATGAGCCAGCTAGAAAGGTTGATAGTATATTGGATGAATATGAAATTTCTAAAATAATAAATCGTAATTTTAAAGAAACATTTACTGGAAAATATAATTTAGGATTAAAAGAGCTGGAAGAAAAAATAAAAACAGCAGATGATTTTTGGAGTATTAGCGCATATTTTGATTTGGATTTTAATATTGGTAAAGGATTTTATCTTGTTAAATATGATGATAATTTTAATGTAGTTGATTTTAATAACAGAAAATTTGTATTTAAAGATTGGTATGATGAGATTACTTCAATACGTAATGGTATTGTAAACATTACTGATATGGGAGTTAGTATGTTGTTTGATGTGTTCGATTCAAGGGAAATTACTAGACGAGTTACTGGAATAAAATTTGTTAATGTTATGGAATCTGGTGCAGTCGTTATGTATATTAATGATGAATCTAAATTGAAATATCTTTATAATCTTGAAAATGAAATGATTATAAGAAATGAACCATACAAGTCTGTTGAAGCTATATTTAATGGTCTAGCATATGTTAAATGTACAAATGATTTCTATTCTATAATCAATATGGAAACTGGAGAGGCTTTGTGGCACGAATACTATCAGAAGCTGTACTTTGTTGGTAATGATTGGGTGATACTTCAAAACCTTGATAGGCAATACTACATCTTTAACAATAGGACAAGAACACTCTTGAATGAAAACGGATATGACGAAATATGTTATGATAAGAAAAAATTGGCAAACGAACTGTTGTTCGATAAACTAGGCTCAAGATATTCGCCTGGTAGGTATGTACTGGTAAAAATAGGTGGATTATATTATGCCCAGTTTGAGCATGGCGAATTGCGTAGTATATCAAGTCCAGATGTCTGTGGGTATGATGAACATGAAAAGTACGAGGAAATGGCTAAAGAGCTGGATGACTTTATGCATAATGCCCCTTATCCTTTCGGTCATAAGAACTACATGGAGGGACTATATGATTTCTATGTCAACAGAAAAGAAACGGACGGACTTCTTGAGATAGCTGAAGACTACGTAAAAGTCAATGGAAAATCAATCCTGGAGAGAGATAGAATGAACTTCGATGCTTTTGAACCAGAAGAGGAGTTAGATAAACTAACATACAAATATATGGAAGCTGCTAGGATGTTAGCTATTGACTATCATTATGTGTTTGACGAAATGAGGAGTGAAGATGAATATGAGGGCGAACAGCAATAAAGGTATCATAAACTTGATACCTTTTTTTATTGACTGATATTTATAGAGAAATAACTTAATTAATTATATTTTGATATGAAAACTAATATGTTAGACTACATGTACGAGGGTTATGGATATGATATGGACAACCAGCTCCTTTATGTTGATGTTGAGAATTACGAAGAGGCTCTTACAGAGGAATCAAAGATGTCAACTGCTGGTATGGAGACCCTTACCCACCAGGGAATTGTAGGACACGAGCCACAGCTTGAGGTTGAGAAGGCTAGAAAGTATTCAGAAGTTGGACAGTTCATTTCTGAGAATGGTGCTAACTATACAGACCTTAGACAGGGTGTTTGCGCTTGCAATCCTAACGGTTCTACAAATCCATAATTATTTTTTATATTGTTTTGAATGGGAAAGACTATTAGATTTAACGAGAACAGTTTAATAGCATTGAAAAATGAATTAAACGAAATTATGGCTGGCAGTAACGATATTGTCAGCCATAACGACGTTACTGTTAAGTTATATCATGGGACTGACATACTGGCTCTTGTTAACATATTAAAAACAAACAGGGTATGTGCAGGCGAGGGCAGACAGCATGGTGAAACTCATGGTATAAATTGGTTTTCGTTAGAAAATGATGGTAGCTTTAATAGAGGTGCTTGTTTCTCAATAGAAGTACCTAAATCTGACTTGGGTAAAGAATTCCAAGTAATGAATAGTGTTCACGTAACATCAAGAAATTCATGCCTTGATATATCTGGGTATAGTCCTAAGGTGGAATATTTCTGTGGACATACTAGAGAAGGTCTTAATAACTGTTATAGAATACTCACTGAAAAGGGTGAGAGATACCCTATCGAATGGATGAGGGATGAGATTTTCTATAACTGGTGTGAAAGGTCTGGTAACGAAGATACATATATGAGTGTTAGAGACCAGGATTTTGGGGTTATAATGGCTAACGTTCTTGGTGAGGATGCTGTTCGTAGGGAAGGCTTTATTAATGAAGCAGCACCAGAGGTTGACAAATTCTCAATTGGTGCTGAGAGCAGTGACCCTCCTGTTGGTGGAAACTATTATCACGAGGGTACTGTGGAAGAATCATACGGCAACAGGATTGCAAACATCGATATGTCTGAAGTAGGTGAAGTGAAGTGTGATGAATGGACATACGATGAAGAGGAATACCAGGAATGGCTTGCTGACAATGAGATACCAGATACGCCAGAGAATAAGATGGCTTATATAGAAGATTTCAACGTAGAGTTTGAGATAACTTACCTTGATAATCAGACCTACCATACTATGGGTGGAGATTGGGCTTACTATGATGACCTTGAAGAAGTATTCGGAGAGAAAATTGCAAAGAGGATTGAGGCTGATATGCTTAAGTACGGACAGTCTAAGTTCGATACAACTGAATTGTATTCAGACTCGTCCTATGATATAAACAACCCACAGGAGCTTAACGATATTGCCATGAAACTTCTACCTCATGGCGAGTATTTTAAGGACTGTAGAGGGTTCGTATTAAGTAATGGTGTCGTTCTGTATACTGAAGGTGAACACAACGATGTGCAGAGAATACCTGGTATACATGATAAATTTCAGTTTGTTGAACTTGGTAATATAAGAGTGTTAGAGAGGTCAATAGATATTGGTGCAGAACCTACATGGGAACAGGAAAGGGTATTGAGACAAATAGTGTCATCTTATGAAGGTGAGAAGTTCTACGTTGACATATTCCATGATGGAGGAGAAATAAGTGCTTTCTATCCATCAGCAGATTATCGTTATGTACTTGGAGAAATAGATAGATTCTACTCTGAGGGTATAAAGCCACAGGGAGGTTTCGCATATGAGTCAAAAAAGTCTATGAAGACGATTAATGAAATATCAAAGGCAAGTAACAAAGAGATATATTCTGAAGCATTCAAGAGTTGGTTCGGAGACTGGGAAAATGTAGATGCTGATGACTTTTGGTACAATGAGGATGTTAGTAAAGTTGTTGACGAAAATAGGATGCCTGGAATTGTCAAACATGGAACACCAAACAAGTTTGATACATTTGACAGTAAGATGATAGGCACAAGTACTGACCCAGGATGGTTAGGAACTGGCTTTTATTTCTATGGTGATAATGATATATATGCTGGGCAGTATGCTGGAAGAAATGGTGTTGTGATGGAGTGCTATTTAAATATAAGAAATCCATATATAGCAACGGGAGAAGACATGGATAAATTGTCTGAGGCTAATTCAAAGGAAGCATCAGATGAATTTAGGGAATATCTTGAATCAGAGGGATATGATGGAGTGTATTATAATGGAGACTTAAATGAGGAATGGGTTGCTTTCTATCCAGAACAAATTAAGAAAGTTGGTTCTTTTGTAGTTAATGAGAATCTTGAACCAGAAGTTTCCTCATCAGAGGTTGACCTGTCTTCATTCAAGAAACGTGACACCCTCCCTCCTAAGATATGGAAGGATGAGGAAACACTAAATTCTAGAGTTAGGTTAAAATTACTTGACATTGCTGATGATTTCTGGGAGTTTGTAAATCTCACCTGGGTTGAACCTAAGGGTATAATAATTACTGGCTCTATATGTAATTTCAATTGGTCTAAGTTCTCTGACATTGACCTTCATCTTATAGTAGATTTTAATGAAATTGACAGTAAGACTGAATTTGTTAGACAATATCTAGACTCGAAGAAGAATGAGTGGAACAATGAACATGAGGGGCTTAAGATAATGGGTTTCCCTGTTGAGTTGTATGTGCAGAATATTGGAGAGAATCCAGAGGCTGGGGGAATATATGACCTTGAGGAAAATGTGTGGATTAGAAAGCCTAACCCACATAGTATAAAGAATATTGGCCTTAATAAGTTCAATATAAAGGATAAGGCGGCTGAGATAATGACAATTATTGATGATATGTGTGATGCATTATCATCAACTAATGATGAATATGAAGTAAGTAAGATTGGTGAGGATGCTCATTACCTATGGGATAAGGTAAAGGATTTAAGAAAGAAGAGCCTCACAAAGCGTGGAGAAAACGGTGCGGGAAATATAGTGTATAAGGTACTTAGAAGAACTGGTTACCTTGATAAACTATTTAAGTTATTCTCAGCGTCATATGATAAGTCAAACTCTATAACAGAATCTAAAGAACCACTAAATGAGTTTCTTGATAATAACTATGGTATGCCATTGTACAAATATTTCCAATGGGCTGAGAAAGCTTCAGACAGAGATAAAGTAGAAGATTTAATTCGTCATTGCCCATATATACTTGAGAAATTTTCTGAAGATGTGTCTGGATACTATGATGATATTGATGAACTTTGTGATGAACTTAGTAGTGATTATAATTTGGCATATGATGATGATTTTCTGAATAAACTTATAAATGCTTTAGAAAGGAATAAATTATTTAACAAATTGCTTGATAATGCACATAACTATGTTCATTATTCAGACCTTCCATCATGGATGATAATGGATTTCATCAGATTGGTTAAAAATGAATGGTGTATACATTTCACAAGTAATGCATATAGTGTTGCACAGAAAGGTTTCACTGGTGGGACACCAGATGTTGAAGATTTAGCATATACTAGTTTTGGTAAACAGAAGCTTTATCCTGGATATGATTTTGCCTTCCTAATTGGTGACAGAAGTGTGGATTTTAATGGTTATGGTAACGAAGCTGTAATATTTAGAGCAAGCGGTGTATTATTAAGGCATCATGGTGATGAACAAGACCAAGTTGTATTCTGGGGTCCAAGCATAAAAGAAATGATATCCATAGAGAAAGAACAATATTCTCATTATTGGAATATAATAGGGGCAAATGGAGAAGTTTTAAAAACTGGAAAACCTAGTGAACTTGCATATTGGGCAACAGAGAATCTTCCACAATATAGAAATCAGATAGTGGCTGGAAAAAGTGGGTTTAAACCTTGGGGATTCAGCAGACCGAAGTTTGATAATGAATTCATTAAACACCCATTTAAAAACGAATCCATTAAAAAATATTTAACACTCATCAAGGAGGAATTCGCAATGGATGGTTCATCTGAAGGTAATCCTTATGAGAAGAGGTGGAAAGCTGAAAGAGAAGCTTTGAAAAACTTTGTTGCCAACTATGGTAAACTGATGCAGTCGAAAGAAGACAATAAGCAGGGTAGATTGTATAAGGTTTATTATGATGAAACAATGTCTAATCTTATAGGATACAATTATTGCATCTGTGTGCAGTGGGATGAATTAACAATGAAACCTAAGAGTACGGTCTATATTAGAGCACTTGATAAGTTTACTCCATTTATAAGGAGAAATTTGCAATATGATGATAGAGGCTTCGATAATCAAAGGGGTACTTATGACGATATAAGACCATAAATTACTGATTTTTTACTAATACGAAATATTTATATTTAAAATAAGTTGAAAAATTAATATATTAATTATGAATAAAGTAAACACTAACGACACTCTTAACAGAATGAAGTCATTAATGAATTACGGACTTCAGACTGAGAGTAAAAAAGCACCATACAGTGCGGTTGAGTACCAGAGGGTTGGTGCTGATGGAAAGGTTTATGGTATTGTACGTGAGGGTACTAAGTATTACATAAAGTCTGCTCCTAACAAGCAAAACCTTATCAAAGAAGACTTTAGCTACATTGGTGGTTTTAGAAACAGAAAGGACAATGAGTACACCAGCTATGCTAATGCTCAGAAAAACTTTGACATGAAGATGATGTCTCTTAAGGAGGCTTACAACAATCCTACCTTCAATGTTGAGTCTTGGGACTTGAACAAAAAGGAAATGGTTGTTACTGAGGCTTCTGATAAGATGAAGGGTGAGATTCTTCGTGAGCGTCAGATTATGAAGAATGCCATGAATATCATGGAGAAGAAAGGCGCAATCTGCTGCGACGGACAGGAAGGTTTTAAGGATAATATCAAGAAAGAAACCCCAAAGACTGGAGATGCAAAGGATGCACCAGACGGATTCACTGAAGAACCAGCAGAGGAGTTCAAGGCTAAGGAGAATATCAAGGAAGAAGAGGTTCTTGGTTGGAACAGAAAGAGTCCAGACTATATGGACAAGTCTCATGGAACTGAAATCGGTGATAGCGCACCATTCGATGATGCTGAGGCACGTAACATCGATGACCAGGATAAGAAGGTAACTAAGACTGGCGAAATGAAGAACGGTGTTGTTGAGAATCATGGTACTTCAATGCACGATACAGATGACCAGAACAAGCCAGCTGTAGGTGTTGGTGAAGGTCCTTCAGATGATAACAACAAGCCTTTCGATGATGAGAAGGGTAAACAGATTGACGAGGCTATTGACGGTATCGAAGGAGACGTTGATGATGTTGAAGGCGAGGGAGAACCTGTAGGTGATGAGCCAATGGGTGATGACCTTGGTGGGGACGAGCCAATTGGTGATGACCTTGGTGCAGAAGGTGACGAGCTTGGTGACGATATGGGTGATGACCTTGGAGACGAGGGTGACGAATTTGGTGATGACGAATTCGGTGGTGAGGATGACCTTGAACAGCGTATCAGTGCAATGGAGGACATTCTTTCACAGATTGCTTCAAAGCTTGGAATCGAGACTCCAGCAGTGGACGCTGATGCATATGGTGATGATGAACTTTTCGATGGAGAGGGTGATGACCTTGGTGGTGATGAACTTGGTGCAGAAGGTGACGAATTTGGTGATGATAAATTCGGTGGTGATGACCTTGGCGGTGAGGGAGAAGTAGAACCAGAAGATGACATCGAGGACGGACTTGACAGAGAGTGCGGAATGAATCCTGGTGCAGGTATGACTTACGAGTCAAGAAACAACGAGGGAATCCAGATTTTCGAGACAGCAGCTTATAGGAGAGCTATGGGCAAGCAGAGAATGAATGAAGAGGGTATGACCCCTTTTAAGGACGCTGGTCGTGTTCCACAGGGAAACATGAACAAGCTTGATGACTTCGGAAAGCACCCAGCATATCAGAAGGTTGTTATGGACCTTCCTCCAAAGGATATGAAGGAGTTCCCAGGCAACTACGATATGAATGATGATTCTGTTAAGAATGATACACCTTATGGTGAGAAGATTGGTGATGGCGCACCATTTGAGATTGACCCAGAGGCAATCGACAATGCAATCGCTGAAGCTTTCGACCGTTTAAAAAAAAAATCTAACGGAAAGTAATAGACCAACAAAATTAAGAATACCTAACAGTGCACCACTTGGAGGTGACATGGATGGCATGGGTGGTTTAGATAATGCTCCAATGCCTCCAGTGGACGCTGACCCAGGTATGCCTATGGATGGAGAAACACCTCCACCCCCACCTCCAGCTCCAGAAACAGACCCAATTGCAGGAGGACCTGATGATGACCCGCTTGCAGGAGACCCAAACGCATTGAGTGCAGGAGACCCAAATGCAGCAGGTGGAGATATTTCACAGAAGTATCAACAATTGTCACCAGACCAGCAGAAAGCAGCTGACAAGTATGTTGACAGTATGCTTAACACTGAGTCAATTGATAGGATAAGGAGAGCCATAGACGAGACTTTTTCAACCATACTGGATGATACCCAGGAAGGTACTGAAAGACCTCAGAAAGAGCTTGGGAGTGATGTTAAAGGTAATTTAAATAATCCATATACACCTGGAATATAAAATAAAAAGGGGATACTGCTTGCAGTGTCCCTTTTTCATTGTCTTATATATTTATATTAAAATTAATCTTATGAAAGTATACGTTAAAAAAGATAAGATGTTGAAGCTTCTTGGCGAAGGTAAGGTATTTTCCAAGAAGGATTTGGTATTAAAGGAATCTGGGGTCAGTGGTTTTGAGAGGAGTGCTGCAAATGTAAGTGCTGCTGCACGTGATGCTGCAACAAAACTGGCTGCAAACGGAAACCTAACTGATGTTACTGGTAGTGCAGATGATATTACATTAGGAAATGGTAATTCAGCAAATGGTGTGTCACAAGACCCTGTTATAACAACAGACGTTAAGAGTCCACAGTCAATACAGCAAACGCAGAACATACTGAACAGAATGAATCCTACAGAAAAGTCTAACCTTGATGTTAAGTTCGTTGACGGAACAAAACAGAGAAACGGTGCAATGGAGAACTCATCGGTTGCTTCAAAGAAAACTATGGATGAAATGAGGGAGAACTCAATACCATTTACAAAGTCAGAGCTTACAGAATTTTTGAAAAGTATTTAATGAAGAAGATATACATAAGAGAGGGACAATTGAGTAAACAACTTCTTTTACCAGATTTCTTGTTTAAGGCGGTAAAAGACCATCAGACTTCACTTGGGGACAATCCAGCGTTTCCAGGTGAGGATGATTATCCTTTTGATTATGTCATATTGAAAGAGAGATACAACGATGTATGCCTCGCAATGAAGGATGTTGGTATAGAGATTACTGACACTGACAGTCTTACTTCTTTACTAAGTTCACTTGTCACAAGGTGCAAGGAACTGGAGAAACCTGTTAGGGATTCACTAGAGAAGATATGCGAGAATGCAGTAAATAAGATGTTTGCCATTCCAGAGGGTGCTATTAACCTAAAGTGTAAACTTGTGGATAAGGTTAAGTTCAAGACATCCATAGGGGTTACACCAGAGGATTCCAATGAGACGAAGTATCAGTTTAAGGATATTGATGAAAAGGAACTCTCCAAGAAGGCTATAGCTAAGAGAAGATTTATTAACTCACTTATCATGGGTGCTTCAAAGGGTTATTCTTCAAGCAAACTATTCTACGAATCTGACATTGCGAAGATTAACCAGGAACTTCCACAATTATATGACCAAATTATGACAATCAATGAATACCTCTTGTTTACAACTCAAGAAGTATTGGAAGACGAAAACCCTAAGCAGGGGTCATATGTAGAGGTACACCTTGGTACTAATGGAGGTAAATCAAACATAGAAGCGCAGGGTGTCATATTCCCATTGTTACTACATGATACTGTAAAGGGATTATTTGAACTTTTCTCTGTATATGGACTCCCAAAAGATAAACAGAAAGCTCAATACGTAATAAGAAAGTCTGACTTCATACTTGCAGAACCTTGGGATATGAGGCTTGGCGTGAAAATGTGGGATATGATATTTGGAGGTATTGGTGATAGTAACATTGTACCTTACGTATTCATGGAATTAATATCACTACCTGGTGATGAGTTTAATATAGCCATGAGGGAGATACTTTCTGGAACACAGAAGGGAGAACAGATTATGAAAGATATGCTTGAGAAAGCAACATATAATTCTGGATACCAAGAGTTTAAGAACAGGATTAATGTAAGAAATGTAGATAAATCAGTAATTGCAGATAGTTACTTTACAGCAGCGGAGCTTGATGGTTTCGAGCTTGACGGTGATGAAAATGATGATGATGTAATTACAGAAGAACCAGAGTAGCCAAATTGGTTACTCTTTTTTTGTCCTAATATTTATATATGAAATTTGATATTTTTTAATGTTAATGCTATATTTATTAAAATTTAAAAAGTTACAATTATGATATACGACAGACAGGAAATGGCCATAGATTATGCAACTTGTTACGCTGACAAGTCCAGAATCACATTCATAGAGAAATATTTTAGTACATTCAATGCTATAAAGGGTAAGAAAACACAGTTTCACTGTTTTCCAAGACAGAGAGCGTTCTTGAAAGCCCTTTCGGAGAATAGAAATGTAGTAGCTGTTAAGCCAAGACAGTGTGGTATCACAACCCTATCAAGTGCTTGGGCAGCAGCCCAGTGTGCATTTGCCCCAAAGGATGCGCCAGAAACAATCCTGTGTATCGCAAACAAACTTGAGCAGGCACAGGAAATTATTATCAAGGTTAGGGATTTTCTTGAACAAGTACCAAGGTGGTATTGGGGTGACGAATATTTTTCTCCAGACCCTAATTCCGATAAAAACATCACATCAATTTTCTTGAAAGATGCAAAGGGTGAGTTGAAACTGTTTAACGGTTGCAGGGTTATAGCACGTGCATCAGGTCCTAATGCATCTCGTGGTATCTCGGCTGTATCTGTATTGATTCTTGACGAGGCTGCATTCATTGAAGAAGGTGTGGCTGCATTTACCACAGCTGCTGCTACAATGGCTTCTAACCCTAATTCTAAGACCGTCATGGTGTCAACGCCTAACGGTAAGGATGAGTTGTACTACAACACCTATAGACAGGCTCTGAGCCACGAAAACAACTTTGTGGCTGTACAGTTCCGTTGGTATCAAGACCCACGTTTCAACAAGTATCTCGTATGGAAGAAGAAAAACGAGGAGACTGGAGAATGGATGTTTGACCAAGACCCTATTGTTGACCATGAGGGAAGTGTAAAGTACGACGAGGAAAGATGGGCTAGGCTTGAACATGATGGTTGGAAACCAGATGCACCTTGGTACGACGAAATGTGCAAACAGTTCAACAATGATTCAATGAAGATTGCACAGGAGCTTGATGTATCATTCATGGGTTCTAACGATAACGTTATTGCACCAGAGTTTATTGAAATGCAGGAAAAGCTTAACGTTAGAGAACCACTTGAAGATTTCAAAGACCCACTCGTAGAAGAAACTTGGTTCTGGAAGCTTCCTATTGAAGGACACAGGTACATATGCGCTGTTGACCCTTCGAGGGGTACAGCAGCCGATAGAACAGCCATAGAGGTCATTGATATGGATGGTAGAGATGAGAATGGAATACCAATCATAGAACAGGTCGCTGAATATGTAGGAAAGAAACTTGGTGATGACATTGGTGCAATAGCATACCAGTATGCTACCATGTATAATGATGCATTCGTTGTTGTAGATGCCACTGGTGGACAGGGTGATGCTGCAATAATAACCATGCTTCAGATGGGTTATAAGAACATGTACTATGAGGATATGAACCAGAAGACATATATGTTGCAAAGGGCAACAAAGATATATGATAGTTATACAGATAAACTTCCTGGTTTCCATTTCCAGGGTAACAGATACCCTGTATTAGCTAACTTTGCTGGACTGGTTAGAAACAATGAGTTTAAGATAAGGTCAGCAAGGGTTATCAATGAGCTTGATACATGGATATTCAAGGGAGATAATGCTAGAATGGACCACATGGACGGTGCTCACGATGACACCATAACATCACTTGCTATGGGACTTTTCGTTATGCAATACTCATTCAACAGGTTGCAGAGCACTATAAAGAAGGATAAAGCAATACTTAACGCATATATGATGACAAACTCATTTAAGGTTAAAAAACCTCAGATGGGAAATGGAAGGGATATGTCACCTGGTATTGGTTTACCATTTTATAAACAGGATAAGATGAAGAACTCATATAGCAGTACACAATATGGAAACTGTATGTGGTTATTTGGTGGCGTAAAGTAATATTTATAGTTATGAAAATAATAAGTATAAAAGAGAGTCAATTTGATAGGTGTCTGGTTTTGGAAACTTGGACAAACAAAAATGGTGAACTAAAAAATCACCTCAAGAACATTGCTCATATGGATGATAAAACATTGAAGACATTAGCAAACGTATTTCCTACTTACTATCTGGATTATCTGTTACACATAAGCCCTAATACTGAGGACGAGGACTATTATTATGAGTTGGTTGATGTCGCTGATAATAATTCAGAATATTCAATGTCATATTATATAGAGAAGTTAAATTTACCAATAGATAAACGTTTTGGGTACTATGTAAAAAATAAAATAAACAGATGGCCAAGGAGGTATCGTGATGATTCTAGAATTTATCATACATATGCAGAGATTCCAGATAACGTTACGTTGAACTATAAGAAGCCATTCATAAACAAAGTGTTAATTCACAATTGTTACAATGATGGGGATGCTGAAAGTATCTTGCTGAATGGGTTTAAGTATGGGCAGTATTTAAATAATCTAGCTTGGACTTATGGTAATAAAAATAATGGTAATTATGGATTTGCATATGAATTTAATGACTACGCAGAAAATTATGGTAAATATCCGAACTATGGAGTGGAGGGTGTTGTTTTTGTTGGCAGTGGCGTTATGGTAACCCATCATGGCGATAGAAAAAATAATGAACAATTTTCACCAAATGAATGTATTTTTGATATAAATTCAGTCTCTAGTTTTGTTTGTAGATTTAAGATTTCTCACGGATATTGCGAAATATATAATACTAACAACAAATTAGTTTTCAAAAAAGATAACTATACTGTGCCTAAAATGTTAGAATGGATTTCAAATAACCTTATAAAATATTAAACTATTTATAAAAACATAGAGAAAATTATATTTTAATAATAAAACAATATAATAATGGCTAAAAAAAGAAATACAGTATTTCAAGCTTTGGATAAAGCCATCACTGGTAACTGGAAATCTCCAGCAGAGCCTATAGTGCCACACGTAAACACGTATGACTTGAGTGGTTCTGATAATAAGATTCTCTATAGAACCAATGATAAGGAAGACTACTTACAGAAGAAGCTTGAACTTCAACAGGATAAGTTTCTTAAGGAAAGATGGGTTAAGGCTAATGTAAACCTATCGGTTTCTGCATATGCTGGTTTGAACAATATAAAGTTGATGTACCGTGATGCTGACTTGATGGATGCATTCCCAGAAATAGGTGCAGCTCTTGATATTGTATCTGAGGAGAGCACCATTGTGAACGATAAGGGAATGGTGGTTAATGTCTACTCGAAATCGGACAGAATCAGAAGTATACTTGAGGACTTATTCGTAAACAGGCTTAATATACAACTTACAGGACAAATGATTATCCGTGCAATGTGTAAGTACGGAAACCAGTTCATGCTCCTTGACATCGACCACAAGAATGGTGTAAAGGGATGGAAGCAGATGCCAGTATTCAATGTTGAGAGACTTGAAAACGGTATATTGAATCCTTATGGTGCTGGTATGTCAATAGCTGTTAACGGTGCTGACATCAAGGATTCTGATATGTCAACACAATTTATATGGATTGATGACAACCAAGCGCAAATACCATTCCGTGACTGGCAGGTTGCGCACTTCAGACTACTTACTAACTCGCTTTATTTACCTTATGGTGTAAGTTATCTGAATGCAGCACGTAGGCACTGGAGAATGCTCTCGCTCATGGAGGACATGATGCTTATCTATCGTCTTGAGCGTTCAATTGAAAGACGTGTATATAAGATATTCGTTGGTGCTATTGATGATGCTGACGTTCCAGCTTACATTGAGCAGATAGCAAATGAGTTTAAGAGAACGCCAATCATCGACCCAATAACAGGACAGGTTGACCTTAGGAAGAACATATTGTCAGTTGACCAGGATATCTTCATCCCAGTTCGTGATGAGAATGCTCCTACCCCAATTGATACACTTTCAGCAGCACAGAATATGACAGCATTGGATGACATCAAGTTCGTGCAGAACAAGGTGCTTACAGCCCTTAGAATACCTAGGTCATTCTTGAATTTCGATGAGGCAACTGGCGAAGGTAAGAACCTTGCACTTATGGATATAAGGTTTACAAGAACAGTTAACAGGATACAGCAGGCATTCTTGATGGAACTTACAAAGGTTGCAACCATACATCTATTTTTGCTTGGATTTGATGATGAATTAACTAATTTCACATTATCAATGAATAATCCATCAACACAGGCAGAGCAGCTTGAGATTGAGAATATGCAGAAGAAGATTGATGCTGTCAGAGACGCTGTTTCAGACCCTGGTAACGGTCTTCCAGTTATGTCACAGACACGTGCGTTGAAGCAGATTATGAAGTGGTCTGACAAGGAAATTAAAGAGAATCTTGAAGAGATTCGTCTTGAGAAGGGCATCTCTGCTGAACTTGAGAAGACAGCACAGATTATCAAGAAGACTGGTATCTTCGATACTGTTGATAGAATTTACGGAGAACCTGGTGCTGAATACATGGATGACCAGCAAGGAGGTATGCCTGGACAAGGCGGTGCTGGAGGCATGGGCGGTGGAGGTAGCATGGGAGCACCACCACCTCCTCCAACTGATTTCGGAAGTGAAATGGATGGTCTTGGAACTCCTGGTGCAGATGAAAATGGAGACATCAACGGACAGGAAGGGTCAATGCCTACTGGAGAAATGGGTCCTGACCAAACAGGGCAGACACTTGAAGGTATTGACAGGAAGAAGAAGGTTATCAGTGAACAGTCAAACCTTTTCGAACAGTATCTCTCATCACTTACAGGACATACAAGTTCACCAAAGGAGACGAAGTACGAAAGAGCTAAGGTGTATGACAGCAACTCACTACTGATAAATGAGGAGTTTGACAAGATGATTAATGCCCTCGGAAAATTTGTTGAGGATGATGATATTTATAAAGAAAATGAATAACGATGAATACCAGTAAATATAATGAAGAGTTTTCAAACTATATCAGTATAATGAAGGAAGCTCTTGAGAGGGAGAATTTCGACGCATATGATGCAGCTAAAAAGATGCTTGATGAGTCTATAGATGAGCGCAGACATGAAAAGGAACTTGAGGCTGAGCTTGATACTACTAACTTTGGTATCCTACATCACATATTTGAGGAGAGATTACCAGAGCTGTTTAAGACTAATAAAAAGGTTGTAAAGGATGTTATGAACCTTATAAGGGAGGATAGAAATCTTTCAAGTGAATTTAGTTTCTATAATGCAATAAAACAGTACAAGGGTAAAATCACTGAGGTACTAGACTCATCCATGTTCGCAGCAAAGCTTACTGAGGCTATATTCAATGACCTTGACAAAGATAGTGTGATTAAGTCAAATGCAAAGCTTAGGAAGATAATGAAAGAAAATAATATTATTCCTACAGACTTCATCGATGACGAGTTAAGGAAACTTTACGAATGTGGTCATGTGCTACTAACAAAGAAACGTGGTATAGGAAACATAGGTCTTATAGCTGAGAGTGCTAAGAGTGTGTGCGAATACATGGATAGACACAAGGATGATATACTTAGAGAAGATGTTAATCCAGAACAACTCATTGAGAATTTTGAGAACAAGTTAAGGGATACACTTACAGAGTCAGAAATGGCTTTTGTACAGGAAATCACTGACTGGAGAAGTCCTATCGCTGAACAGAGAAAGGAGAAACTTTTCAACAAGTTCAAGAACGAGTGTATAAGTAAAATCAATGAAATGCTCAGTGAAGATGCTGGAAACGTTGAACTTGAGTCACTTAAGAAACAGATTGAGGAACAGAAGTTTAATAAAGAATCTATTGTCAAGGACATTGCAAAACTCCTAGAAATAAGAGACATATTGTTAGATAAGTAAATAAATAATGCAGTCAGCGATGGCTGCATTTTTTTTGTATATTCCCCATTGTTTTTTCAACTTTTTTTGTTATATTTTATATGTAAAAAAAAAATCTAATGAAAAGGTTGAAAAAAGAATATAGTTTAGATGTATGTAATCATATTGTCCTAAAGTACGGTACTGTAAATAGGGACAACCCACAGGTAATATACGTTTCTGGAAAGTGTTGGGTATCTCCGAAAGACGAAAGAGATTATAGCAAGACAATTTCCGACATAGAGAAAAATATGAAAAAAAATATAAATAATTTGCTAATGGATGGAGTTAATTTCGATAAGAAATTTATATTGGACTTTGATATAAATGTAGATGGTTTAGCACCATCCAGGAAGAGGTTTCTTTCGTTTGATTTTTATCTAAGACAAAATGAAAAAAACAAGAAAGATTTATCTTTACTTAAACCATTGTTGAGTGGAAAAGTCAGTACAATATCAAATAACCTGGTGTATTTGTTTAGGGAAAACAGCTTTACAATAGAAAAGCGTAAGTAGTGTGATATTTATTATTAAAAAAGAGTATGAGTAAGACAATAAAAATATCAGAAGACAGATTTAACAAGGCACTTAGGAAAATTGTAGCAGAGGAATTCGAAGGTGCTGATAACAATTACGAGCCATTCAAGTCACAGATTGAAGACCATGATGAGGGTATTGTAGGAGAGCCTACAGACCCTACCGTATATGATAAAAACCAGGGAATACCAGGAAACGTTTAATTATGAATATAGTTAGAATTACAGAAGCGGATTTACATGCCATTGTCAGACAGGTTGTGAATGAAGCATTGGGTAGCACTATTCAAATTCAACTTATTAATGGTTATTTTTACCCAGTAGATTCATTAAGTAAAAACATACTTTATAATGAATATGGCTTAAGTAAAATACCAAAAGATAAATTTGATGCCTTATCCCCAAGGTTTGTTCATGATGGTTATAAACTAGCTGTTACTGGTTATACTCCAGCAAAAAAAGAAATTAATAATCCAAGAGGTTATCCAATAGGAGGTGAGCCACACCAAGCAAAAAACCCTTGCGTAAAATGTGGGTATAATGGTATGTGTGATTCAGACGAATGTGGAAAGAAACTTTTTAGATTATACAATAAAAAAGCGAAGCACTGAGCTTCGCTTTTCTTATTTAATCCCTACCATAAAGTTCTACGCTTGCTGCCTGTGCCTTTTTGAGGCATATTATAGCCTGCATCACATTGTCTTTTACAATTTGTTCTGTTGAACTTGGTGATGGACTTGCAAATGGAATCCATCCACTTACAGTTAATTCAGTTAAGGCATCTATAATGTGTTGAAGTTGCCTTGTACTTGACCCTTCTTTTAATACTCTCTTTACAGATTCACTTACAATGTTACGAAGGTCATCCTGTGTTAGTTGTATTGGTTGTTTATTCATGAGTTCAATATATTTTTAATCTTATTTATTTTCTCATTCAATGCTGGCTTTACATCGTTTGATGTGTTAGCTTCTACGTATTGCTGTAGCTCTTCTGGTTCTCCTATCCATGCACCTGGTGTTGATGGGTCTGATACAACGTCCCAGCATATAAGTTCGAAGTCTTCTCCTACGATATATTGTCCTAATTTTTGCTCAACAGAGCCAACACCTCTTGAGGATACACCAATTTTAATTCCGTTTAGAAGCAGGTTTGCCATCTGGTCTCCACGTGTTGATACAATACCGTATTTTCTAAATCCGTATGATGTATTAATCATACACTTTCCGACAAGTGTTCTACCCTCCCAGTGAAGTTCTGTTATATTGATTGCGATTCTGTCTAGGTCTATTGTTGATTCTGCTGGGTGGTTAAGTTCACCTATTGCGTTACTGTTAACAATTTTCTTTTGATAAAGTTCAACCTGTTTCTTAAGTACATTCTCTGGGTATATTCTACCGTTTGCGTTCTTAATACCGAACTTCTGGAATACAGCATCAACAATAAATGGATGTGGTACGTGCCATTCCCCATCAATACCCTCTGTAATACTCTGAGGGTTCTTAATGTACATGTATCCATCCCTCTCTATGAGGATACCATGACCTGTCTTACCTTCCTTTATTATTTCAAGTTCCTTTTTCATTACTAGTAATTTTTTATTATAAATATTTCGCACTCTCCAAATATTTATATAATAGACATATAATCACAGGTATGGAATATGACTGTAAATCAACATTTTTTGAGTGGTTTACAAAGTTTTTTTGTATTTGTGGTATATTTATATTTAAAATAATAACGTATTTAAACTATTTTCTATGAACGGAAAGATTAGAAGCAAAGTAGTAAGGGAATCTTTATTGGATTACAATACACTCGCAAATTCTTTGAAGGAAAATACGGAGAGCGCAGTCAAGACTCTTCTTGATGAGGCTGTGCGTGATACATATGCCAAGTTGTTATCTGAGGGTATCGACGATAACGAGGAGGAGTACAAAGAAGATGAAGTGGAAGATACACAAGATTCTGGTATTTCAAACGATGCTGAGGACGATGCAATATCTACTGAAGTAGTAGACGATGCTGACGCTGGTATGGAATCCGACAATGTTGATGATGCAGCAGCTGAAAGTGGCGACACCGAAGGTGGTGCAGAACCAGCAGAGGAAGGTGAAGGTGATGAATGGGCAGAGTTTGATAAGTATAAAGTATCAGACGATGAGTATGACTTCTCTAATGCGGAAGACGAGGAAATCGTAAAGGTTTACAAACTAATGAAGAACGATGACCAGATTCTAGTCCACAAGGATGATGATAAGGTTAAAATTCAAGACAACGAAACTGGAGCTGAATACCTAATCGACCTTGGTGGTGACGATGAGGCAGCTGGTGTAGCTGCTGTTGAACCAGGAGCAGAAGGGGCAGACGATTTCGGAGCTGAGGGCGACGATATGGGTGCTGCTGATGATTTCGGTGCAGAAGATGATTTAGAAAATAACATTGATGACGATATGAACGAATCAACAGAAAGAATGTTTGAGCTTGTACTGGAGTATGACTCAAATGTAGGATACACTGACAATTATCAGAAGAAAGACGTAATGACAAACCCAGGCATGTCAGAGCCAGGTAAGAATGTAAACGACTGGGATGCTGGTGTACCAAAGGGCGATGCAAAGCCTTGGTCTGGCTATCCAGGTAAGAAAAATAAAGCAGACAAGCCATTCAATGATGGTAAGGGTAAGCAGGTAGAAGAGGAAACTGAAGGTGGCGAGGAACTTGCAGAGGGTGCAGTAAACGAGCTTAAGACAAATGCTGAGCACGCTGCAAACAACGGTAGCACTTCAAGAACCGACGGTCCTAACAACCCACGTAGACGTACTGGACGTAGTTTCCATACAGCTCAGAAGGGACAGGAAAAGGGTACTGGTGACAATGCTTACACAGCTGGTGATGGCAACGTTACTGTAACAACAGATGTTAAGGTTGAAAACATTATGAAGAGGGTTAACAAGACACTTAAGGAGAACAAGGAACTTAAGGATACTCTTACAACCGTAATGACATCACTTAAGGAAGCTGCTGTAACTAATCATAATCTTGCACAGATTATCAAGCTTATCTCTGAGAACTCTACCACACAGGATGAGAAGAAGGAAATCATTGGAAGGTTTGCTAAGGAGGCTAAGACTATTGAAGCTTCAAAGGGTTTGTATGAGTCTATTAGCCAGGACTTGAAAAAGTCACACAAGATGAATATCACTGAGGATAAGAACCTTACAGTTGAGAGTTCAAAGAAAATCAACGAGACTCCAATTTACAAGTCGCAGGACATCATGGAATCTCTTGACCTTATGCACAGAATGATGAAATAATATAACTTTTTAAGTTTTGTGTATATTTATAATAAAAAATAACTTAAGTTAAAACTTCATTTATTTATATGAAAGAATTTTTATCTAGTGGCGTAGTTGGTAATATTGAGTACAACGCCCAGAAACAGATACGTGAGAGCATTCAGAACCGTTGGGACCAGCTCGGATTTACTGAGGGTCTTCCAGAGGGTATCAAGGAGAATGTTGCTACGTTGTATGAGAATGAGGCTAAGCACTTGATTTATGAGGCTACAGCTTCTGACAATAGCGGTTCATTCGAGACTGTGGTATTCCCTATCATCCGTAGGGTATTCAGCAGACTTCTTGCTAATGACATCGTTTCAGTACAGGCTATGAACCTTCCTGTAGGTAAGTTGTTCTTCATCCTCCCTGTTACTTCAGAGAGAGAGTGGGAGCTTCCAGCAGAGATGACTGGCGACACTGAGCCTGGTGATATTGTAGACGGAACAACTGGTCGTCACCTTGGTCTTATGGGTTATGACAGAGTTAACCGTAACAAGGAAGGACGTGTTGAGCCACGTTACTATCTCCCAGACGAGACAATCAATGAGCTTCAGAATGCATGGTACATCCCAGTTCTTAGCGACGAGGATACCTATGACACATTCGACGCTGCTAAGGAAGCTGCTATCGCAGCTGGTCTTAATCCAACAGCTATTCGTAGAGTAGGACCAGAGGTTACTCAGTACTTCCAGAAGAGTCTTTACGACTTGTTCTACAATGACTTCTTGTATGACAACTCAAAGGGTAAGGTTACTATTAAGGTTGGTGAGGCTATCCCAGTATTCTTGACCCCTGGTGGTGTTCGTCCATTCGGTGCTGACAACTTGAATCAGTACTTCCAGAGTGGATTCGACGGAACTATCCGTAACGTCATCCTTGAGATTGATGGTTTCTCTTCATTCAACGCTTCTAAGTTGACTGGTCCTGACGGAAACGAAATGGACACTGAAGAGTTCCTTGCTTCATTGAAGGTTATCACACAGAAGGCTATTGCAGCTCAGAACGCTCCTGGTTCAGAGGACGTTAAGACTTCTGCTTTCAGAAAGTTTGAGTCTGTTCCATTCAGAGTAGTTACTCAGAAGTATGGTAAGGGTATCGTAGAGTACGGTGCTGCTTGCGACGCAGAGGGTAAGATGTATATCGAGCTTGACCTTGCTAAGCCAGTTATCCAGCAGGCTGGAACAATCGATGGCTACATCGGTGTTGCTGCTTCAGAGCTTGACGCTGCAATTGTTAAGAGTGGAAGCACTATTGACTACGAGGCAACTAAGGAGAATATCAAGTCTTTGTTCAAGATTGCTTGGGCACAGTATGATTCTCTTGAGCTTGAGACTGAAATCGGTGAGGTTTCATTCAAGTTGGATTCAGTAACTGTATCAGTTGTAGAGAGAAAGCTTCGTGCTACCTGGTCTCCAGAGCTTGCACAGGACGTTTCTGCATTCCACAACATCGACGCAGAGGCTGAGTTGACAGCTATCCTTTCAGAGCAGATTGCTGCTGAGATTGACCGTGAGATTCTTCGTGACCTTCGTAAGGGTGCACCTTGGCAGGCACGTTGGGATGTCAATGGTTGGAGAAGAATGGCTGCATTCTCTACAAACTACACTCAGAAGGACTGGAATCAAGAGTTGATGACTAAGATTAACCAGATTTCTGCACAGATTCACAAGTCTACACTTCGTGGTGGTGCTAACTTCATCGTAGTATCTTCAGAGATTAGCGCATTGTTCGATAACTTGGAGTTCTTCCACGTATCAGATGCTTCAGCAGAGAGCGACCAGTACAACATGGGTATTGAGAAGATTGGTTCACTTAGTGGACGTTACACTGTTTATCGTGACCCATATTCTCCACACTGGTCAATTATCATTGGTCACAAGGGTAAGTCACTTCTTGATACTGGTTATATCTATGCACCATATGTACCAATGCAGTTGACTCCTACAATGTACAACCCATTCAACTTTGCACCAGTAAAGGGTATCATGACTCGTTACGCTAAGAAGATGGTTAACAACCGTTACTATGGACACGTTCGTGTTGACGGTCTTGTACACTGGTCAATCAATGAGTTCAGATAAATCACTGACTGAAAAAATTTCACTCTATATAAAAAACCTTGGGTACGAGTTACCCAGGGTTTTTTTGTTGTAAATAAAATATTTATAATAAAATTATATATATTATGCCAAGTAAAAGTAAATCACAACAGAGATTCTTCGGTATGGTTGATGCCTATAAGAAAGGCGAGTTGAAGAATCCAAGTAATAAGATAAAGAAAGCAGCAAATGGAATGTCCATGAAAGATGTTAAGGACTTTGCTGAGACAAAGCATGATGGTTTACCAGAAACAGTAGAAAATACCATTAAATCTAATTTATCAGACAAAGCTATAAAGTTAACAGAAAATGAATTGCATACTCTTGTGAAAGAATCTGTAATGATAATACTAAACGAGGCTTATAATGATATGAATTTTAATAATGACGTTAACGACGATGAACTTAGTGATGAATTAGAGGCTGTTGGCGCAATAGGAGAAGCTACACCAGAGGAAATAAAAGGTTGGGAAGAAGACCTTTGGATTAATGTTAATAAAACATTACAGAACGCTAATTATCTCTTCAATAAGACAAGGGATGAAAAATATGCTAAGATTGCTGAAATAATTGGAAATTCATTAGAACTTTTTCCAGAAGATGCAGAGAACATATATATGGGAATAGATTATGACCCAAATGCTGGTTATGGTGGATAAAATTGATAACATAATAAGAGAAAGTATAAATTCAGTTCTTGAAGGTTTGGATTTGGACCCAGTATACGGTACAGTTAGTATGAATGCGGACCATCAGAATTATGTGGACACAAATGATGCTTGGAGTCCACAGCCTTATTATTCTACAATTAATGGTCATAGAGTCATATCATTGTTTAGGAATAAGTGGGAGCATAACCCACTCATATGGGCATTGAAAAATAAAAAATGGAAATTTAAAAACCCACGTTATGATATAATGTTTCTTCTTAGGAGGTTAGTAGCAGTCACTAAAGAATTGCATGAAAATTTTGATGTTATCATCACAACACCATCATCTAGTAATCTTAATAATGAATTGCTAAGTAGAGTTGAGAAACTGATACCACATTCTAAGTCATATAAAAATTTCTTTGTAAAGTATAGTGCAAAAGAAGTATATGATAATTTACCGAATGCATATAAAAAAGAACTTAATGTATATTTTCAAAAAATGCAAGAGGTTAATAATGGGATATTCTCATACAAATACATTCCACCAAATTTTAGGAATAAAATTGGTGAAACCATGCATACAAACGGAGAATTAAAACTATCCAAAGAAATCAACGGAAAACAAATATTAATACTTGACGATACTGTAACTACTGGAAAAACGTTATCTGATTCGGCAAAGGCTCTTATGGCTACATTTGCTCCAGCAAGCATTACATTCTTTACGATAATGATACCACAAGATATTGATTCTTGATTTTTATACTAAAATAACTAATTATTTAAAATAGCACAGAAAAAGTTATATTTTATATGCAATACTTTTATATAAAACAGGGTAGTACACTGCCAACGCTTAGGATGGAACTTATTGAGGATGGAAGACACGATTTCAACAAGTTTCATGAGTGTATACAGGCTGCTGACATAACTTTTACAATGGTTAACATTGATACCAACATCACGAAGGTTGCTAAGAATAAGGCATATATCAAACTTCGTGAACATGATGACTGTACTGAGCAGTATGTCATCTGTTACGACTGGAAAGAGCGTGACACCAAGGAGGCTGGAAGTTATAAGGGAGTATTTGAGATAACCTTCAGCGGGAAAATAAAAAACGATTCCTATACATATCCAAACGGTATATTGAACATGCCGATTCGTGAGGAATTGATGATTACAATTTTACCTAAATAACTATGTTTAGTTTTGATGTAAAACCATATAGAACAAAGTCTGGTGGTATAACCAACCTCATATTGGTTACTGGTGATGCTACTGATTCCACAATCGAATATAAGGATGAAATGAAGAAGTTCGGTGCTAAGTGGATTGGAGCACTCAGAACATGGGGATGGTGGGGGTCTCAAGACCCAGCCAAGAACAAAACCATTATTGATACGATGGTTAGACCAGCTGTAGAGTTTCTTTTGTCGAAGGAAAAAAACCCAGGTAATGATGAAACGAGAAATGTGGTAAGTATTCTTGACAAGATTTTACAAGCTCTAAGTACTGAGAATACTGAGGCTGAGGAAATGGCTAATACAAATGTCTATATGACAAAGGCTCAGATTACAGAGAAAATATACACATTTAAATCAAAGCTTGTAAATACCGTAAGTAGTGAAGAGTTTAAGAGACTTATTATGCCTATCATGAAGGCTAGGAAGGCTCAAGGATACAGGTATTCATTTTCTAATGTAATCCTTATCTGGTGTCAAGACCCAGAGGCTACAATGGTTAAGAATAAAACAGACTGGTTAAAGGCTAACAGGAGAATTAAGCCTAATGCCCCAGCAATCGGATTATTCATTAAGACTGGAGGAAGCAGAAGATTTAAAGGAAGAGAGGAGAGAGCACGTGCTAAGGCAGAGTGGTTGAGAGATAACGGTTTTCAGTCAGAGGCAGAACTTTCAGTTGGAGACAAGGAGAGACTGAGACATTATCTTGATTCAACTGACGATAGTACAATATCATTCAAGCTTGGTTTCTATTTTTACGATGTTAGATTTACAGAACAGATTGAAGGTACTGAGGATGTTGTTGGTGACGGTAAGGCAGAAGTTCCTTGGTTCAATGATAGTGGTAATGAAACAATGGCTGTTAAGGAGAAAATCGAATGTGTTCTTGAGGTTGTAAGGGATTCTGGAGTTAATGTATCATCAACACCTAATCTTGGAGGTGCTCTAGGCGTATCTAAGAGTGGTTCTATAGAGGTTCTTGATAAAGCTAAACTCAACTCAAATTTCTTGATGACAATTACCCATGAGTTTGCACATGAATTACTTCATCAAAAGTATTTACATGATAACAACCCAGAGTTTGGACAATTCTATTTCGGAAGACCAGAGGGTAAAGGGTTTGTTGAACAACAGGCAGAGCTTACAGCATGGATAGTTTGTAATTTCTACGGATATGATATAAAGGAGGCAATTAACTATGCGGCAATATGGGGTATGAATGAAAAGAATGCTGTACATGCATTCGATACTGTTGCAAAGGTAGCTGACTTTATTATTAATAAAACTAATGAGAAAATTAAACAAAGAAGAGAAACAATGGTTGAGAATAAAGAACGTCTTAACGAGGTTAATTACACTGGACGTGATATTGCCGCAATGCTTGGAAAGGAAGCACTTGCTGTTTATGATAGGGGAATACAACAGCAACAGGAAGAAGAGGCTGGAATGCAAGAGGCAATGGAGAGCTTCAAGAAAATGGTAAATAAAATCAACGAATGCGATAAGAAGAGATTACAGGACGTTCTTGATTAAATTAATTGATAAATGTTATGGTAGAACCAATTTTTAAACCAGGTGATTATATTATTAATAGGTCAGCTGATGATATGGCTATAATCGATAAAGTTACGAAAAAGAATTATTATCATTTTAAGGTTTACTATGGTGGTATGTTCAATGAGTTTAAGAATGTAGAGGATAAGAGCTACGATTTGCAAGTGAATTACCAGAAATTCTTTGACCTGTGTAATGAGGAGGAAAAGAAAAATTTAGATGAGTTGATAAAAAATAGGGGGAAGTGAGTAACTTCCCTTTATTTTTTGATTCAGAATGGATATTTATAGTAAATTACGTAATTAAAATATTTAATAAAAATTATGGCTAAAAAATTTATAAGACATTTAGAGTTCTATGGTTTCCCAGACCAGAACACCTATGTTAGTGACATAAACGGCTGCTGTAACGTAGATTTGTCAGAAATCATCAAGAAAAACAAGGAGCAGGATGAGGAAATCCAGGACCTTAGCGATGAAAAAGCCAACCAGAAAGACCTCTTAGAGCTTTCTGGAACAGTTGAGTCGATGATTGAGGTGCAATCTGAAATCAACCAGGAGTTTGCTGAGACTATCAGTGGACATACACAAAGGCTTGATGATATTACTGATAAAGTAAACGAGATTAGTGACGCTGTTAACGATGCAATCTGTGGAATACAGAACCTGGGAGATAAAGTTGATGACGTTGTTGTAGACATTACTGAATTAAGTGGTAAGGTAGAGACCTTTAGTGCTAATACTCAAGATGCTATTACAGAGATACATGAAGAGCTTGATGAGAAGCTTGATAAGACTGAGGCTGAAGAAACATATGCTAAGAAGAGTGATGTTTACACCAAGGAAGAGACCGATGCAAAAATAGCTGAAGAACTTGAATCTTATGCAACAAAAGAGTGGGTTGAAGACAATTTCTTAACTCAAGAACAGGGCGATGCAAGATATGCTAGAAAGGAAACTGTTGATGCACTTAACGATAGAGTTAACAGTGCTATAACAGACCTTAATACAAAGATATATACGCTGAGTGGAAATGTTGCTGAATTCTCTGCTACGACCAACAACAGAATGGGTGTACTTGAAACCAACTTCGAGACTCTTAGAGGCGAGGTTAACAGGAAGATTAATACTTTAAGTGCAACCGTTGAAGCACAGGATGCTAGAATTTCTCAAAATGCTGATAATATTGATGCACTTGAGGATGAAATGGCTAGAAAGGCTAACCAGGCTGACCTTGAGGTTCTTGAAAATACTGTATCCAACCTTGCTGACCTTGTTGATACTAAGGTAAGTAAGACAGAGTTTGAGACTTACAAGAGTCATATTGTAAACGAGCTTAATAATCTTGATGATAAAAAAGCTGACAAGAGAGACCTTGAGGATACAAACGATAGAATTGATGAGCTTGAGGAAAAACTTAACCAGGAGAAGGAAGATAGGGCATCTGGTGACACATATATCCTTAACGTAATCAGTGGCATCAATGAGACAATTACTGAAATAAAGGAAGATGGTGAGGAATATGAGCAGAGAATTACCAACCTTGAGGATGGTTTGGCACAGGAAATTGCTGACAGGCAACAGGCAGACCTTGACCTCATCGGAGCTGAAACAGACCCAATTGAATATGATACAATATGGGGTGCAAAGAATTTCTCAAAGAATCAGAGAAGACTTGCTGTAAACGAGGCTAATGATTACACTAACCAGGAAATTTCTGGACTTAGGGGTGAAATGAATGCTCAGTTTAACCAAGTTGAACAGGAAATGTCCGCTAAAGCTTCAATTGAGTATGTTGATAACACGAAGAACGAACTTAAAGCAGAGCTTGAAGAAGAGATTGATGATGCTGTACAGGAAGAGGAAAACAGAGCTACACTTGTTGAAGGAAACTTGTTAAATAGAATCATACAGAATACTTCTGCAATCAGTGAAAACGATGATGATATTGACCTTCTTGCAAACAGACTTAATGCGATAACAGCATGGGATGGTACTAATCCAGATGAATACGTTAACACTGGAAATGGTGTATTGGATGTACTTCATAGGGAGTTCCACCAGCTTATTGACATATTAACACAAAAAGGTATATTGCCATAACAAAATAAAAGAGGTAGACCGAAATCTACCTCTTTTTTTTAGTTTATCATAAGAACATTTTTAATTGCTAGTTTATTTTCAACGTCATCCAACGTTTCTCCGAATCTGAAAAATATTCTTCCTTCCTCTGGATATTCGTCATAATCATCGACGTTTTCCCAGGCTAGGGCAATAATACCGTCAGTACAGTCCTGGAAACCGAAACAACATGAGTTTTGTATCAAATCTAGCTTAATTTTCATTTTAACGATATGAATTTCAGTTATAAACTTCTCATACGGCATAAGGTTGTTGACTAGACATGATGGTTTATACTCGAAGTTCTCTCCCCAAAACTCATCAATATTGGCTGTAAAAATAAACTCATATCTATAATATCCATCAGTTTCCTCTCCTATAAGCCTTATGAAACCAAGTCTAACATCTTCCTCTTCTTCGTTACTTAAGCTCAGAGAGTGGTTTAAATTCTCCATAATTCAATTTATCCTTAACTTTCTTAGAAGCCTCAAACTTAGTCATCTTAGACTTCATTAAATTCTTATATTCACCAATCTTCTTCAAGAAAGCTTCACTTTCAGCAAGCTTGTCAATAGGTGTTTCAGAAACAATGTCAAGTATCTGTTGTTCCTTCTCAGTTACACCATCCTGGAACTCTATCTCCTTGTCCCTCTTACCACCGTATGTAACGATTTCTTTATTATTCTCAAGAATATCCTTGGTGGTTTCATTTGTTGGCTCGTTTTTTTCATTCCAAGCCATCTTAAAATCTTTTTCAGCTTCTGCCTTCAACTCCTCCATAATAGCTGAAGTTTTACCGTCTGGCTTAAACGTTATAGGATGTTTCTTGAAATCATCAGACTCAAGAGTGTCAATTATCTTCTTAGACTCATCAGCATTTATAACCATTTTATTAGCTTCACATCTAATTTCATCGAGCCTGGTTTTGTCTTTATCCTGTGCCTCCTTAATGGCTTCCTTTATCTCTCGTCCTACTGAGTTTGCAGTTCCACTGTCTCCACGAAGCTGTCTAATCTTCTGGGCAATACCATATGACTTGTCAATGAGTTCTCTGTCAAGTTTTCTTTCAGCTTCTCTATCAAGAACACTTGCTCCTTCCAAAAATACCCTAGGTTCTTTCTTAGATATTATTTTCATACCAGTAACCTCTCCGTTTTCAAGGTCTAGGCATATAAAGCTGTCCTTATCAGCATCAAGTACAATCTTTACAATTTTGGATTCATCAAAATTAATATTCATAATCTCTTGTTTTTATAAAGTTATTTAGCAAGTACCTTTATATTCCCACTCATTCCGTGTCATATCGTACTGCATATTTTTATATTTTTTCTTTTGCTCTTTTTTTAATGTTTTGAGTTCTTTTATAGCATCACGATATTTCTTGCTATCTTCAGACCACAACTTCCTAAGATTCCAGTAAAGAGAACATAATCTCCAGAGTCTTACTGGATTAAGATAGAATATAAATTTACGGAATTTATATTTAAACGACTGCTCATCAGTACCCTTAAGTTCATATCCGTTAATAAACTGTTCCCTACTGATGCTATCTATATATTCAACTCTGTATTTAGCCATACCGAATGCTGCTTTTGAAAGTACCTGGAACATTCTTTTCTCCTGCTGGATTCTCGACATTGGTTTATGAATCACTTCCTCGAAAGCTTCAAAAGTATCAAAGTTCTTACGTTTACCTTCTCTAATCTCGGTTGCTTCCATAAACATGCCTTTAAGGAACTCATAATCTCTTGGTAATGATTTTATTTCCCAATAACTTAAAAGCCCTTTAACACCATTGTTGTAAATCTGTTTGTCTATTGCCATATTATTTATTTTTTTCGCTAACAATTATATTATCGATAATCTCCTGTTTACCCCTTACTTTATCAAACATTTCTTTATAAAAAGTATCGGAAAATACTTGATAATAAATAGTTACATCATTTTTTTGGTTTAACCTATGTATCCTATCTTCTGCTTGTAAGTTATCACCACTAACCCAACTGAAACTATTGAATATGGCAACCCTGGATGCTACAAGGGTGAGACCTACACCAGCTGACTGTATATTTCCGATGAATACTTTTATATCTGGATTATTCTGAAACCCCTCTACAGACTTATCTTTTCTCTTTGCTAGCATCTTACCATTATGCACTACGCAGATGTCCTTGAAGGCTTCCTTGATGGTATTCAGCTCCTCATCAAATGAACAGAAAATGACCACCTTATGACCAAGGTCGATACACTTCTGTGCAAGGTCTATAGTTCTACTTGTCATAGCATTTGCTAGCCACTGCCTCATCATGATACCTTCAACAATTTTCCTATGTTTCTCAAGTTCATGTGATGGTACTGTAGCCTTACTATTTTCACGTATGTATTCTTCCCATACTCTTGAATAACTTTCCCTTTCCTTTGACGTGAGATTATAGTTAAGAACCTTCACAGTTTTTTTCTTAAGTTCAAGGTCATTTTTATCTCTTCTAAGATAGAATGGTTTTATTATCTCCTGCAACTCATCCAAATTGGAAGCACCATCAGTTATCCATATCTTCTTGCATTTTTTATCAAGTATTTCATCTAATTCTTTCTTTTCATCATCATCAAGCTCATACCAGTTCTTTTTACCAACCTTTCCACAATATATTAGACAGTGTGCATCACGCTCTTTCCTATTGTAGAAGAATCTACCGTCGCAATACCTTTCAACATAATATTTCCAGTCATCAGCAACAGCAGCACCAATGATTTTAAGTATGTTGTAGAAGTTAATTGGTCTATTGGTTATTGGAGTACCAGATAACTCATATATGCCTTTAGGATTAGACCTTTTAACCAGGTCAGACATAATCTTGTAGAATCCACTGGTTGTATTAGACAGTCTGTGCGCTTCATCGATAATCATGAGGTCAAATCTTGACTGATATAGCTGGCTGTTTTCCATTGCCTCAGCTATTATATTTTTTTTCTTTGATACTCTCTCTTTTTCTTTGGTCACTCTGGTAATGATATCACCTTCAAGTTCCAATGAAGTCTGTTTTACAGTTTCCATAGGAATCTCGTAGAAATTCTTTAGGATATCATAGTTTATTATCGTAAACCTATTTTCCTTCCAATTTCTACCCTCCACTATTGTTATATCATCTTCATCAACGTACTGCATGAGTTCCTTCTTCCATGTAAGTTTCACTGAAGCAGGACAAACGATGAGAACTTTCTGATATTTGTCCTCAAGTGC